ATGGAACAATACCTCCAAGCTATGAGATCATCGTGGAAAAGAAGGATGATGAAATCAAAGTCAAAGCAATAAGGAAAAGTCCATGAAGACATTAGCGATTATCCCGGCTAGAAGTGGATCAAAGAGACTGGTTCAGAAAAATATGAGAGAAATTAATGGGCAGAGTTTACTGGCCCATGCAATTGATACTGCTATCCAAAGCGATGTGTTCTCAGAAATCGTTGTATCGAGCGATTCGAAAGATATATTGGAGAGCGTCCAACACTTTAATAAAATCGTTTACCATCTTAGGCCACCGAGTCTGAGTGGAGACACGGCTAAACTGAAGACGCTTGTCAGATATCTCATGGAACTTTATGCAGCTGAAGAAAACAAGTTCGATATTGTCGCATTGATTATACCGACTTCACCACTTCGGAGATCCGAAGATTTGAGAACGGCAGCGGCACTCATGCGAAAGAACTATGACAAAATCAATGGAGTCATGAGTGTAGTAAACATGGATCACCCACCGCAGCATACTTTCAGAATTGATTATCAGGGATACATTCAGGCGATGTACCCAGAATTCATGGACACGCAATCCCAATTCTTAGAGCAGACATACATACACGATGGCACAATTATCTTCGTAAAGACAGAAAGCTTTCTGAAATATGAAGATTTTTATATGCCAAATGTGATGCCTTATTATATCAATCCGGAAAGATCCATTGACATAAACACTGAATTTGATTTAAAAATAGCTGAATTTTTAATGGGGGGAAGGAAAAGTGGGAGATAAGTGGGATCGAAAGACCGGATTCTGCTGTGCAACATGTGCATTCTATGCGCCTAAGACTTTAGAGATCGGACGATGCCGAAGAAACGCACCAACGATGAATGGCTATCCTGTTGTTTATGCAAACCACGATTGGTGTGGGGACCACAAACTAGACACCAATCCCAGTAGGGTAAGATTTGAAGAACAGCAGAAGGAAGTTCAGCCAGAATATAATATTTGAGTCTGGAAAGAAGTGGATATATGAGCAATATTCTAATTGTAGCTGCGCATCCAGACGACGAAATATTAGGATGCGGCGGAATGATGGCTAGGGTTACGCGTTCTGATTCTCAAAGAGTATCAGTCGGATATTTGAGTTACGGACTGACATCGCGCCAAGAATCAGAAACACTAGCCGAATTCGAGAAGGAAAAAGTTAAGGACCGATCACGAAATGCCATGGAAGCATTGACCGGAATATCAAAACAGGAAATGAGAAAGCATCTTAAATTTGCCAATTTTCCAGACAATAAATTTGATACAGTGCCACTTCTTGACATAGTAAAGCAAATTGAGAAGTGGATACAGGAAATAAAACCAGATATTATATTCACGCATTCGCAGAAGGATCTAAATATTGACCATTGTCTAACGCACCGAGCGGTCCTCACGGCAACACGACCAATTAAGGGAAACCACAGTGTCAAGACGATTTATTCTTTTTCAATTCCATCGAGCACAGAGTGGACATTTGGGGCATTCGGAGTATTCGCTCCAAATATCTTTGTAGACATTACCGGAATGACAGCAGCTAAAGCTAAAGCATTAAAATGCTACGATACAGAGATTAGACAATTTCCACATCCACGATCGGAAGAATATATGCATTTCCAAGCTTTTTATATGGGTTCGATCGTTGGAATGGATGAAGCAGAAGGATATGAAATGGTTAGAGGGTTTATTTAAAAATTTAGTGGGGGCGGTTCTAAAGGATCCACGAATAGCTTCCGCACTAGTTGGATTCTTGAGTGACGCTAGGGGGACTGCAGCGCAATAAGCCGGGCAGAGATGCGCACATTAAATCTTCTCAATTTGTGGAGATGAAATTTTGAGAAAATTAGTAGAGAAACTTAGATTGTTGAGTAGCAGGCAGAAAGAAGAGATTATAAAGAAATTATCAGACGAAGAAATCCTTGCTCTTTATTATGATTGGGAAGGAGTGTGGTCAAGACCTAGTCAAGTTGAGCCAGCTGGAGACTGGACATACTGGTTGATTCTTGCTGGTAGGGGATGGGGAAAGACCAAAACAGCAGCAGAATGGATTAGAAAAAGGGTTTGCACATTAGAGTCAAAACACATCGCACTCGTAGCACCAAGGGCATCGGACATTAGGGACATCATGATAGAGGGACCAAGCGGAATCCTTAATGTATTTCCACCAAATCAAAGACCAAACTATGAGCCATCAAAAAGAAAGATCACATTCCATACCGGGGCAGTAGCCATAACATACTCCGGAGATGAGCCGGACCAATTGCGGGGACCAAATGTGGATACAGCATGGGTCGATGAATTAGCCAGTATCCCAAAACAAGAGCAAGTCCTAGATATGATTGCTTTCTGTTTGAGGATTGGTGTTAACCCAAGGTGTGTGATAACCACTACGCCAAGACCAACGAGAACGATCAAACGATTAATCCGGGAAGATAATACTTGCATAACGAGAGGGTCCACCTTTGAAAACAGAGATAACTTATCGACTGTTTTTTTTAGTTCAATCATTGAACGCTATAAAAATACTAGGATTGGAAAGCAAGAATTATATGGAGAAATTCTAGATGACAATCCAAAGGCTTTATGGAAAGAGAAAATAATCGAGGAATCACGAGTTATAAAGCATCCGGAATTAAGAAGGATTGTAATCGGAGTCGATCCAGCCGCCACAGCTAATAAAAATTCTGATGAAACAGGAATTATCGCGGTTGGAAAAGGGAATGATGGTCATTTTTATATCTTGGATGATAAGTCATTGAAGGACAGTCCAGCCGGATGGGGGAAGGCTGTCGTTTCTGTTTATTATAAATACAAGGCAGATAGAGTCATAGGTGAAGTCAATCAAGGCGGGGATATGGTCGAATATGTGCTCAAGACCATCGATAGATATGTGAGTTTCAAAGCAATCCATGCGTCAAGGGGAAAAAAGTTAAGAGCGGAGCCAATAGCAGCACTTTATGAGCAGCATAAATGCCATCATGTAGGTACATTTCCGGACCTCGAAACTCAAATGACAAACTGGGATCCGGAGAATGATGTAGAGTCACCTGATCGAGTCGATGCTTTGTGTTGGGCTATCTGGGAACTAATGGACGGTCCCAAGAAACTAAGCAAATACAATCCATCTGGAATCGAGGACTTTAAACGAGAGAGTCCTCATATTTAAATTTTGGGCAAAATTGAAAATGATTTACAAAAGGAGTTGAGGTAATGGATAAGCTATTAGAACACTGGCAAGCCATGGCGGTTATAGTACTTGAGGAAAGACAGATAGAAAAAGAGTGTTTGCGAACCAACATTAAGATTGATGTTGTCAAGCGGATAGCCGATTCAACGTCATGGTCCTTAAGGAAATCATTTGAATTTTGCCTTCGCGAGAAGGAGGGAAATCAAAGATGGCCCTGCCAAATGATCCTTTAAACAAAAACGTAGGTAATCAGAAGATCACGCCACAGATCGCCACAAGGGAACTTGGCCGGACAGGACTTATTGAATATGATGGCTATGTTTATGAAGAACAATTAAGGCAGTTATCCAGCTTTGACGTAAGGGTCCGAGTTTACCGGGAAATGTCTGAAAACGATAGTGTTATCGGAGCAATTTTATTTGTCATTGATATGCTTATTAGACAGGTAACATGGCGGGTTCAGGCCGGGGGTGGAACTCCAGAGGATGAAGAAGCAAAGAAATTTCTGGAAAGTTGTTTACAGGATATGTCCTCGACATGGGAAGATACCATATCGGAGATCATGTCCTTTTTAGTTTATGGGTTTTCATACCATGAAATCGTTTACAAAAGGCGGCTGGGAGAAAATAAAGATCCAACTAAGAATAGTCGTTTTAATGATGGCCGGATAGGATGGAGAAAAATACCTATCAGAGCACAAGAAACTCTATGGCGCTGGCTATTTGATGATGAAGGCGGCATTCATGGGATGGTTCAGCTTCCACCACCGGATTATAGAATAAGAACCATACCCATTGAAAAAGCTTTATTATTCAGAACAGCCATCCATAAAAATAACCCAGAAGGACGATCAATCTTAAGAATTGCCTATCGCACATGGTATATAAAAAAGCGAATAGAAACATTTGAAGCCATCGGAATTGAGCGGGAATTGGCCGGATATCCAGTGGTTTATGTTCCGGTTGAATGGACGGACATTAATGCAACACAAGGTGAAAAAGATGCTTATGCCCAAATGAAAAAGCTCGTTACCAACATAAGACGCGATGAACAAGAAGGTGCCGTTCTTCCTGCGATTTATGATGAGCAAAATAATCAGTTGGTGCGCTTGGAACTTTTAACGAGCGGCGGTCGAAGGAACTTTGATACAAGCCAAATTATAACAAGACTAGATCAACGACTTGCCATGACTGTTATGGCAGATTTCATACTTTTGGGGACAGCAACACCGAATGGTAGCTTTGCACTGAGTGCAGATAAGACGCGACTCTTCAGTATGGCATTGGGAACATGGCTGGATTCAATAGCCGCAACCTTCAATCGCTATGCAATCCCAAGACTATTCTCACTCAATAATTTCAAGTTAGAGAAACTTCCAACATTGGAACATGCCGATATTGATAATCCAGACCTTAAGGATCTTGGAGAGTATCTTGGTAAGCTGGCAGGGGCCGGAGCTCCTTTATTCCCAGATGAGGACCTAGAAGATTATCTCAGGGAAGTCGCTGGGATGCCACTTACTAAAAAGGAATGACGGTCATGTTTATATTTAGAGAGCCGAAAATTATCGAGATTTACAAAGAGCGAGCAGAAGATATTGAATGGAGATCATTGCATGGGATAGCGGATCAGGCAAAGCCGGAGATGATCGAAGCATTCCAAAAAGCCGTAGAGCGGACCAAAGCCGATATGAATCTTACTGAATTAGAGCAAGCAATGCTGATAGCTAATGTGGAAATTGCTCTTAATACTATTCCGTGGGAAACATTTATTTCTGAACTTGCCAGTATAGGGATAATTTATAAGACTATCTTTGATAGGGCGGGAAATAAATCAATCGATTATCTGCCGGATGATATAGAACTTAAGGCAAGTTTTAATACTTTAAATCCTAAATCCTTGGATTATATTAAAGATCACACAGGGGAATTAATTGTGGAAATAACTGAGCAAACCCAATTAGCAGTAAGAGCAATAATCAATGATGCGTTTATTGAAGGGTTACATCCTTATCAGTCCGCAAGGGAAATCAAAAAAATTGTTGGACTTACTGAGCGCCAAGCAAAAGCGGTCAACAATCTCCGAAAGAGTTTGATTATCCAGAAATTATCAGACAAAGTTATCGAACAAAGAACGAAGGCGTATGCTCGCAGATTGCTTATTTACAGATCAAATAATATTGCGAGAACCGAGACAATCAATGCAGCAAATAGAGGGCAACAAGCGCTATGGGAACAAACTGAGGAACAAGGATTAATTAATAGGGCAACGGCAAGACGCAAATGGATTACAACACCAGATGATCGTTTGTGTCAGTGGTGTAAGTCATTGGATGGAAAAATAGTGGGGTTAGGTGAAGAATTTGGAACACCAATCATTTCAGGGATCAATTATACAGCGCTCACACCAACCTTACATCCGAGTTGTAGGTGTGCACTTGGCCTAGTTTTTATCTAAAATTAAAAAACCATATTTATTTTAGGGGGGTAAAATTTTTATGGGAACACAGGACCATATTCTAAAAAGAACGATTGCTGAAGCTCATTATATCATCGAGAATCGAGCAACCATACGTGAAACGGCAGCAGCTTTCAATGTTAGTAAGAGCACCGTCCACAGAGACGTTAAAAAATTTCTAGAGGAATTAGATCTTAATTTATATGGTAAAGTTATCCATATTATAGACATCAATCTTTCAGAGCGACATATGCGAGGTGGGGAAGCAAACAAGCAGAAGTCGATTGAGCGTCATGCAAAGGCCGTTAATCGATGAAGTATCCGCCAATTATTGCAGTGGATTTCGATGGGACGATTACCAAGGAAAATGACTTTCCAAACTTAGGTGAACTTATGCCGGGGGCTAAAGAAGTCATAAACGAATTACATTCATACGGATGCATTATCATTTTATGGACCTGTAGAACTGACAGTTATCTTGAACAAGCCATAAACTATTGCAACCAATGTGGAATTCATATTGACTATGCGAATCAGAACTATCCATCCATTCAGGGATATGCATACCCCAAAATATATGCCGATTATTATATCGATGATCTAAATATCGGGGGATTCCCCGGATGGCACAATGTCCGAGAAACCATATTCCAACGAGAGGGGTTTTGATGGGCAAATGAGCGCTCTTAAAGTAAGTGTGGTATGTAGTTCATCAATTATTCTTGAGTCCAAGAACCAAGCGATTGTAGACGACCTACTGAGAAAACCCATTATTCACCCGAGCACCATAAATCTAAAAGCGGTTAGATGTCCATACTGTAATAATTTACTTGGATTTCTGGATGGAACTGCTCAAATAAAATGCTATAAATGTAAATTCATACACCTTGAGGAAACTAGAGTCGCGCCGACGACCAACGCATTGATTTAAAAAAATGTGTTTGGTTTGTCGGCGTATTTTTGTTTTAAGGAGGAAGAGAGAGTTGCACGTTAAAGATTATGTAGATGCGATATTTAATTCATTAAGAAATCTTTTATCAGATGATGAGATCAGCAAAATTGACAAAACAGAATTAATAAAAGATGTGTTACTCAACATAGAAAAAAAAGTATTACCATTCGGAGATTTGCCACTTGCTGATAGGGATAGAGAGTGGGATGGTTCAGGAGCTGAAAGTAATATTCGCGAATGGGCCGGAGGCAAAGATAATTTGGATTGGGCAAAATATGGCAAAGGATTCTTGTGGGTTAATGATGAGGACAGGGAAAAGTTTGGTAGTTATAAATTTCCGATTGCCGATGTGATCGATGGAAAATTGATTGCTATACCGAGGGGAATATTTGCAGCTGCTGGTGTTTTGAGTGGTGCTAGGTTAGAAGGTGGCGTGGGCCAATTAAATGTGCCAAAGGAAGACATACAGGGCTTAAAGGATCATGTCGATAAGTACTATGCCAAGATGAGGAAAGAATGGGATGACGATAAGTTAGTTAGTCCGTTCAAGGAAAAACAAGTATTGGAAAAATTGATTGATTATAATCCAATGGTTCCTAGTTTTGGGAAGGTTAATTGTGAGATTGCATTTGTGGGGGCATCTCCGGGTAAGATTGAGTCGATAAGAGGTGAACCTTTCGTTGGACCGTCCGGTGAGACATTTAATGAGTTGTATCTTGGGCCATTAGGATTAAAGCGTGACGATATATTCCTTACTAATGTTGTGCCAGATTTACTAGTTGACGATATGGGCAATGCGAGAGAACCAAATAATAGGGAAGTTAGTGCTTGGAGCGGGTGGCTTGATGGCGAGATAGAACGATCTAATCCTAAAGTTATTGTTGCTCTAGGAAAAATCGCAAAGAAAGCTCTTGGTGAAGACGTTGATTTTGTTTTGCCACATCCGATAGCTATCCGGAAGTATAGTAATTCAGGAGAAGTTGGAAGGAAGATAAAGCAAATCAAGTTAAAACTTGATGAAATTAACAAAGGTTTGCCTAGTGTTAATGATGTTCATGTACAAAGTACAAGTTGGAAAAGACCAAGAAGGACACAGAAATCAGATAATCATTATAAAGATTATGCCGATATATTTAAGGCTGATGATGAAAAGCACCTTATTTATGGTGTAGTCTTAGAACCCGGTAGTGTCGATGCCCAGAATGATACTATAAGTGCAGAAGAAATTGAACGAGTGGCGCATGTTTATCTCCAAAATTCTAGAATTGTTGGCAATGGCCATAGATCAAAGGCGAAAGCTGATGTGGTCGAAAGTTTTATAGCGCCGATAAACTATGAATTTGGAAATCAAAAAATTACTAAGGGAACATGGGTTATGGTAGTTAAAGTCAATGATGATAAATTATGGGAAGGTGTTAAGGAAAAATTGTATACAGGGTTCTCTATTGGCGGCTTTTCAAAGAGGATTCTGGTGAATGAGCCAGCCAATTAAGGATGGTGAGCATCAAATGTTAATCAATGAATTAAAAGATCTCAACGTGGAAGAAGTTTCGCTTGTAGGAAAACCCGCAAATCAAAGAAAATTTCTTTTATTAAAAAATCAAGAAGAAGGGAGCTGTAATGCAGAAATGTTAAATGAAATTTTAAAGTCTCTTAGTGAATTGGATATTGATCTTGAAAATGAGGAATCGCTTGAGAAAACAATGAAGGCTATGAAGTTAGATACTAATGCCGTTAAGGCCGTTAAGGGTGCGCTGAAATTGATGGAGGCGTATAAAGAGCAGATTCCAAAAGGGATTTTGGATAAACTCATGTCGATGATGATGGAGTATGAAGAGGGAATGGATTATATGGAACATTCCCAAAAAGAAAAAATGGGGGCAGGAAAGGAGAAAGAGAAAGGTATGGGCATGAATCCAGAAAAGAAAATTAAAAAGGAAGATGGCTCATTGGATTTGAGTGCTATTCCAGAAGAATCCCGCGAATTGGTCCAGATGTTATGGAAAGAACAGGAGACAGCGGTTAAGAAAGCTCAGGAATTAGAAACGATTCTTAAAGCGGAACGCGAAATAAGGATTGCTAAAGAGTTCTTAGATCGTGGGATTGCCTTCCCGAATATTGGGACAGCAGAAGCTGTTGGATCGGTTCTCAGGAAAGCCTACGATGTTTCCGAGGATTATGGAAAGCAACTAGAAGGTATCCTGAAAGATGCAAATACCAAGATCGAAAAGTCCGAGCTTTTTGTTGAAAAAGGTTCAAATGCAAGATCATCGGCAGATACAACTTGGGCCAAGATTGAAGAACTGGCCAAGGGAATTGTCATCAAGGGTGAAGGTCAAACTATGGCGCAGGCGATCGATAGAGTTCTGGCCGAAAATCCAAAACTCTATGATGAGTACACCAAAGAAAGGAGCGGAAAATAATGGGATACGATATCAAAAATTTGAGCTTTTCATTGATTGCATCTAGCAGTATGCAAAATCGGCAATATCAGGGTGTTAGAGCTTCGACAGCCGCAGATTATTTTGCTATTGGGGCAACAACTGCTGCAATTACGCCTGTTGGTATTTTGCAGAATAATCCCCTCACTGGAGAAGCGGGTGAAATTTGGATACCGGGATGTATTTCCAAGATTGCATGTAGAAGTGCATTGAATCCGGGAAGTAATTTCTGGATTGCAAACAATGGATTAGCTTATAGTACGGCTGCCATTCCTGCTAAAACATCAATGTATGGGCCTGTTCTTGTTGCTTCTGCATCTAGCGGAATTGCTACTGTTGCTTTCTCGGCAGTAGGGATGACAACTTAATTCCGGTTTGATTTAAAAAATTTAATATTTTTGCACGGTCAAGGCTTTTGCCTAGATTACTGAACCCCCCCAGTAAGACCGTGCTTTTTGTTTGCCAATTTTTCAACACAGGGGGTTTTTTATTATCCGATTTTAGTTAAGTAAACATGAACAGAAGGAGTGATTAATTTGCCGAATCCAACGCTTAGTGATGTGCACGTAGACCGTGCCTTAACCAACATTTCAGTAGCCTATATTCAAAATACAGAGAAAAATTTTATTGCGAACAAGGTATTCCCGATCGTGCCAGTCAATAATCGTAGTGACAAATATTTCGTGTTTAGTCAAGCTGATTTTTTCCGTAATGAAGCTAAATTGAGGGCACCCGGAGCCGAAACTGCTGGTGGCGGCTATCGCTTGAGCACAGACAATTACTCTTGTGATGTACTCGGATTCCATGCGGATCTTGACGACCAAACAAGAGCCAATGCTGATGAACCATTGCAACTTGAGAGAAGCCATACGATTTATGTGACACAGCAAATTCTTCTCAAACGTGAAGTTGACTGGGTTACCAATTTCTTCACAACTGGCTTATGGACCGGATCCACCACTGGTACGGATTTAGTCGGAACTGTAGATTTTACGCAATGGGACAATATTGTCAGCACTCCAATTGAGGATATTACCCAACAATCTGACAGCATTTCTCAAAAGACTGGCTATCGGCCAAATACTCTTGTTTTAGGGCCAGAGGTCTATACCACACTTAAGAATCATCCAGATATTCTAGACCGGGTTAAGTACAGCCAAAAAGGGATTATAACCGAAGATATTCTAGCTGTTCTTTTTGATGTGGAAAGAGTTCTTGTTCCAAGGGCAGTAAGGAATACGGCGGCAGAAGCTGCTACTGCAAGTTACAGTTTCCTCTACGGTAAAAATGCATTCCTCGGATATTCAGCACCAGCACCGGGATTATATCAACCATCGGCTGGATATCTATTCACATGGCAGGGTTTATTCGGAGCTGGGGCCGAAGGTGTGCGGATTAAGAATTTCCGGATGGAGCAAAATGCTGCAAATAGAATTGAGGGTGAATCTGCTTATAACATGAAAGTTGTTGGTGCGGATCTTGGATGTTTCTTCTCGGCAGCTATAGCTTAGGCATATATATATTAAAGTTGAAATAAAAATGGCTTGTAACTTTAGTTGTTAGGGTCATTTTTATTTCGATGTTCATTTTCAATCTTAATGGAGGTGAAATTAAAAATGGGATTCGAGAAAGAACAACGTCCATTTATGAAAACTTATGATGAGAGATATGCTATACAAGCTATTACTAGTACCGGAACAGCTATCACTGGTTATGGAATAACAACTTTATCATCCACAAAAGCAGGAGCATTGACATTTAGGATTGATCCACCACTTTATGCAGGAGTGGATAAGACAGTTATTTGCTTAGTTCAATCTGGTTCATCTTCTTCATATAAGATTATCCCAAATACAACTACAGTTCAGTTTGGCTCAACTGTATCCAGTACAGGAAGATCATTCAATTTAAGTGATGCAGGTGAAGTTGTCCAGTTTGTTGCAATTTCAGCAACCAAATACTTTGTCGTTTCCAATATAGGTTCGACATTCGGATCTAGTTAAAAAAAAGATATAAGGGAGGACAGGGGCAATCCTTTGGGGGGAGATGCCCACTAAATTTATGAATGAAATAGAAACAAATAACCCAATAGAAGTTAAAAATGTTGCCATTGAGCCACCATTAGATTTAGAAAAAGTGACAAAGGTTAAAGATGATGTTCTGGAATTTAAACGATATTCAGATAGCGTTATGATCTTAGGATTTGCACCAGATAGTCTTAAATGGGCACCATTGGACGCTAAAAATATTGATATTTGGGGACTTAATGAACTTTATATGGATAAGCCAAAAATTGCGATTCGTGCGACTGCATGGTTTCAGCTCCATGGATATGAGCCACCAACAGTGAGAGATGTTAATCAAGTTAGAAATTTATCATTCCTAAAATGCCCAGTGCTTATGTGGAGAAAACATCCCAATATCCAAAATTCAATTGAATATCCATTACAAGAAATCATGGAAGAATTTGACATCTATGGCGAAGACATGGCACTGGATCAACCTGATATTAGGCAGAGAGTTTATTTCACCAATACGATTTCATGGATGATTGCACTAGCCATTAAAATGGGATACAAGGACATTCAAATTTATGGAGTCAATATGGCACAAGATCAGGAGTTCCAGCATCAAAGACCAAGCTGCGAATTTTTCCTTGGCTGGGCAAGAGGGAAAGGTATCAAGATATATAAGCCGCCAGTATCGGATTTGCTTTTATCGCCTTTCCTTTATGGATACGATGATGCAACGGCGTACATGCAGAAACTAGAAGCGCGAAGAAAGGAACTAATAGAGCGGGTCGAGAATACGCGCAGGCAAAGGATAGGCATGCAAGAGCAGGCTAATCAACAATTACAAGCAGAACAAAATCTATTAGGGGCACTTCATGATGTTGAATACATTATGAGACTTGGAAATCCTGTAAAGCCGGATAAGTTTTCTAAGCCAGCGAAAGGATGAGTTTAGATGTGCGAGATCTTTTATTTGATCTTAAAAAATGGACATAGGTTTCATGACTCTTGTTTAGAAGCTGGGCAAATTTATTCATCCGAAGACTTCGAACATGTCCATGAACAGCGAAAAGCAGCTCTTGTTTTAAATAGGATTTTATACAGGGGCACAGAATCCGAAGTTAGAGAAAAACGAGCTAAATTATTTGGCATTGAAAATAATAATGAACAAATGGTGGAATCTAAAAAGGAGAAACGTAAGGCGGCTAAATAGCCGCCTTTTCCGTTAAGGAGGTGTTAGATTTCGCATGACTTGGAGCTACGAAGGCTATCCCGCAGATAATACGAAAGATGAAGTCCGATTCCTAGTAAGGGATACGGATATAACTGAACAATTATTAAGCGATGAGGAAATTTATTATTTACTTTCAGTCTTCCCGAATCCTATCGCTTCGGCAGCCATGGGATGCGAAACACTTTCTAGTAAATTTGCTAGAGATGCATCGGAAAAAACTGTGGGCGATCTTAAAATTAACCTAACTGAAAAAGCAAAATCATTTAGGGACCAAGCATCCAGACTGTGGGCTTTATCAAAACTATACCGTGGTAGGCCGCAAGTCTATGCGGGCGGAATTTCAGTTGCAGATAAGCAAACTCAGGTGGCTAATAGTGATCGGGTTAAACCGGATTTCTATAAACACATGAATGATTTTCCGGGGACTGGAACCGGATATGGTTCTTCGAGCTAAAGGGGGGTGTTGACTAGCCTATGAGCTTTGAGCCTGAATTTCTAGAGTTCATGAAAGACACCATTATTAGGAATCAAATCACAGGATATACAGCCTATGGAGCGCCAACACATTCTACTGCATCAACAAATTATTCATGCCGAATTGTTAGAGTTCACGACACTATTACAGGGGACGATGGCGCGGAAAAATTAATTGAGTCGATCGTGTATGTTGCATCGACTGGATCTTTTGATGCACAGGATTTATTTACATTTCCAGATGGATCTAAACCCATCTTGCAAGCGATGGCTGCTTATCCTGACGAAGATGGACCATATCATCATGTTCAATTGAAATTTGGCAATAGATCGGGGAGGGTTTAATGGATATTACCGTTACAGGTGTCTCGCGAACCATTAGAACTTTGAGCCGGATGGGCGAAGATCTTCTGCCGATTATTGCAGCAGCATTAAACGAAGAGCATGAAAAGATTATGACATTAGCTAAAGAACGAACGCCAGTCGATACCGGGGCATTAAGGGCATCCGGACATGTTGTTCCACCAAGAATAGTAGCTCGATCAATACAAAGTATTGGTGCCTTTGGGGGAACCGCAGCACCATATGCAATAGTTGTGCATGAAAATCTTTCGGCATTCCACCGAGTCGGGCGATCAAAGTTTTATGAAAGCGCTGTTCAAGACCGAGTATCAAATATAGGCCCGGCAGTAAGAAATGCAGTTCGAGGATATCTCGTTACAGTTTCCAGATGATAGGAGGTGTTTTATTAAATTGTTATTAGACGAAGTCGCAAGACACCTTCAAGATGATTCAGTCGGGACAATCGGAGTAAATATATTTAAGTCTTACTCACCAAATGCACCGGATACGACTCTTACCGTTTATGAAACAGGAGGTTTTCGACCGCAGGATACATTTGGATCGACATGCGAAGTGGCGTGGGAAAATCCTTCGATTCAAATAGTATCAAGATCGACGGATTATGAGACTGCTAGAAGGACAGCGGAGAATGCCTACCGATCACTTATAAGTGTTACAAATGAGACGTTAAAAGCTTCAAGTTCTGATGCCGGAAGTTTTTATTTGAGAATTTGGGCGGTACAGTCTCCATTTCGATTAGGCGTTGATGAAAATGAACGAAATCTGGTAGCCTGCAATTTTGATGTCATGAAAACTTTATCGACATAGAAAGGAGGGGAGGGACTTGACTGGAACTCATGGTAAACAGGCTAGAACTTACATCAATGGATACGACCTTAGCGCTTACCTAAATAGTTTCGGAGTAGCACAGACTGCGGATACCGTAGAGACTAGCGCATTTAGCTCTAGTGATAAAACATATGTGGTTGGATTGAGGGATGCAACAGTATCGGCAGAGGGATTTTTTGCAGGAAGTACAGTCGAAACCGATTATGTGTTTGATCAAGCATTAGGATCTACGGCGTTATGGTCATACTACCCGGCTGGCCCGGCACTTAGTAATGCTGGATATGGAGCCAAAACGATTGAAACATCTTATGAAATTACTAGCCCGATTGATGGTGTCGTTTCTGTAACTGCTGAAGGACAGGCGATTCTTGGTGCTGATAGAATTTTATCGCATCATGATTTGATAGCTGAAACAACTACTGGTGCAGAAACATCAATTGATGCTACTGCAGCTAGTACAAGGGGTGCTATAGGTTATTTGCAAGTAACGGGATTTACTTTAGGACAAACTGCTCAAATCACGATTGAAGACTCTTCAGCAGGGACGTCATGGGCGACACTAATATCATTTTCATCAGGTGGAACTATAGGTGCTCAGAGAGCCATTTCATCAAGTGGGACAGTTAAGCGATTCACTAGGGCAGCATGGACTATATCATCGAGCAGTGGTTCAGTGACATTTAATGTTGGCATGAAACGTAAATAGGAAAGGGGCTGGATAAATTGGCCGTACATGGAAAGTCAGCGGGGTTTTCAATTACAGATACTGGAGGAACACCAAGATTATTGAATTGTTGGCTTACGAGTGTTTCATTCCCAAAAACTGCGGATACCGTAGAGGTATCAAATTTTTGTAGTTCTGCAAAAGAGTATGTTGCTGGTCTAAGGGATGCAACTATTTCAATTGAGGGTATATGGGCAACGACACCGGACGCATATTTAAGTGGAATCCTTGGCACGTCAGCAGCCTTTGTTTATTATCCGGGGACCACAGCGCCAGTTGCAGGAAAATATGCGAAATATACTGGTGTGTGTTTTGAGACAAGTTATGAGGTTCCAACGGCCATTGATGCTGCCGCAACCTTTACGGCTGAATTTCAAGTAACTGGAACTGTTACAAGATCAACCGCAGCCTAAACTATTTTTCTGAAAAAACAAATTTGTGGGGGGAAATTATTCATGACTAAAGCTAAAAAGCGATTATCATCAGAAGACATTCTCAAAGCTTCAGTGCTTCAAGAAAAAGAAGTTCCAGTTGAGCAATGGGGCGGAACTGTTATGATCCGGGAATTTAGTAAAGCACGGCAACAGCAGATCAGAAAAGAAGCCACAATGGCTGACGTTATTGATGTCGATAAGCTAGAATTGTTAATGTTTATCCATGGTGTCATTGATCCTGTATTTTCCGAGCAGGATTATTTTTCTCTCAGAGAAAAATCAGCAATGGCGATCGATGTTGTGCTCAAAGAAATTATGGCTGTATCGGGACTAAATGAAACAGCCATAAAAGATGCGGAGAAGAAATTTCGCAATTGATGGAGATTTTAGATTTCAATTTATACTAGCAAAAGATCTAGGTAAGACAGTAAGCGAAATAAAACAAATGGGAACGACCGAATTTTATGAATGGATGGCTTTCTATTCTTATCAAGAGAAGATGAGGAAAGCCGAAGAAGCAAAAGCAAAGTCCAAAAAACGATAAACTCTTAGTCAACTAAAGTTGACCGAGAGTTTATCTTTATTTTGACTAATTTTCCATTAAAGGAAGTTGGTGAAATAGATGGCTCTTACCGTAGCTGATATACAGGTGATTTTGGGAGCTAATATTACAGCATTCCAGAACAACATGAATAGTGCAGTATCGACGGTACAACGATTACAAGGATTTATGACTGCGGCAGGAACGGCATTAACTGTTGGGTTAACTGTGCCTATAGTTGCTATGGGAAAGGCATCAGTCGATGCTGCAAGTAATTTTGACCAATCAATGGCTAACATTAGAGCTATTACTGGTGCGACCGGGTCTGAAATGCAAGCAATGTCAAAACTAGCATTACAGCTGGGTGCGGATACAACATTTTCGGCAACAGAATCAGCCGAAGCAATGCTCGAATTATTGAAAGCCGGATTAAGTGTCGAACAAGTTATGGGCGGAGGATTAAAGGGTGCATTAGATCTAGCTGCGGCTGGTGGAATAGAGTTAAGTGACGCTGCTATTGTGGCATCAACGGCACTTAATGCTTTCAGGAAAGATGGATTAAGTGTATCGGATGCAGCAGATATATTAGCTGGTGCAGCGAATGCTTCGGCAGCGTCTGTTAGTTCGCTTCAATTGGGATTATCCCAAGTATCGGCGATAGCATCGGGAGTAGGATTATCATTTGCAGATACTTCGGCAGCATTGGCTTTATTTGCTAATAATGGATTAAAAGGTAGTGATGCTGGAACATCACTCAAAACAATGTTTTTGAGGTTACAGCCAAGCACTAAAGAGCAAACTGCATTATTTAAAGAGTTGGGTCTAACAACAGCACAGGGGACTAGCGCATTTTTTGATCAAGAAGGTAAAGTTAAAAGCCTAGCGGAAATATCTGGGCTTCTTCAAAGATCGCTTTCTGGGATGACAGATGCACAAAGATTGTCAACATTAGAAACGTTATTTGGGTCGGATGCAATTAGGGCAGCTAATATTCTTTATAAGGAAGGCGAAGATGGCGTTAAAAAATTAAAGGAACAAATTGGTAAAGTTTCTGCAGAAGAAGTTGCTGCAGATAGAATGAATAGTTTTCAAGGCGCTATTGAAGAGATGAAGGGTTCAATAGAGACTGCCGCAATAGCAATTGGGCAGAAGCTTATCCCTATTATCTTAAAATTGGCTGGATTAATTGAGAATGTAGCGGATTGGTTTATTAAATTAAATCCAAATGTACAAAATTTTATCTTAATAGCTCTTGGCGTATTTGCAGCCTTGGGACCAGTATTACTAATCTTGGGTGGAATAACGGCAGCAATGTCAGCCTTAGCGCCAGTTGCTTTGCTTTTAGGCACAACCGTTGGTGGTTTGGCAGCAGCATTTTTATTAGTTCCATTAGCTATTGCTGCGGTAATTTCAATTGGGCTTGCTTTAATTAAAAATTGGGATCAAATAAAGGAAAAGGCGGCAAAGGATTGGAGAGAAATAACTGATACCATCTCAACATTCCTATTTGGATCAAAAGAAGATATTGATACGTTTAGTAATGATTCAATGACAAGTTGGTCAAAGTGGCTAGAAAATCTAAAAAACAAGACGAGTACCGACTGGAAAGACGTAAAGACATCAATATCAAATGCATTAATTGCATCTGATACGGTGATCAACGATAACGTTAGATCTTGGGGCGAATCATTCACCAAATGGTTAAATGATACAGATTCCAGTTTTGCCACAACTATGCCAAGGATTGGTGCTAGTATCCAAACGTTTATGACGAATTCAGATACAAATATTAATAACTTTGTAACTAAAGCGGGCGAATCATTCACCAAATGGTTAAATGATACAGATTCCAGTTTTGCTGATACATTGCCAAGGATTGGTGCTAGTGTCCAAAAATTCTTAACAGATTCAGATACAAATATTAATAATTTCGTAATCAGAGCAGGGGATTACTTTTCAAATTTATGGAAGAGAATGTTTTCTGATTCATCGGAAGAATTACCAAAAACTGAACAAACATTCAATGAATTCTTGTATCAATTAGGATTTAGGGCTGGTGAGACTGTAGGAACTGTTGTTAAGTTTTTCATGGAATTACCTGTTAAAATTGGAATCGAACTTCAAAAAACATGGCAAATAATTTCCGATAAATGGAGTGAAGTACAGACCAATACAGATGCATGGTGGGCTTCGATTGTCAAAAATGTTGGTGATTATTTAAGTAAATTACCGGGGATAGTCGGTGAATGGCTTACGAATGCAGCAACTACCGCAGAGAACACAGCACGAAATATTTATTATGCTATCAATAACTGGATTGCGAGAATTATTACGAGCGGAACCGAATGGATATCAAAACTTCCGGGTGTCATTGGAACTGCGGTGACGAATGCAGCAACTACCGCAGAGAACACAGCACGAAATATTTATTATGCTATCAATAACTGGATTGCGAGAACAATAACAAGTGGGAGAGAATGGATATCTCAATTACCAAAGATAATCGGGGATTATGTTAATAATGCTGCTGCCGCTGCTGCAAATACAGCAAGAGGAATCTATAACGGTGTTGTAAATGCTATTGCAGCAATACCGGGGCAATTTGTTAATATCTTTAATTCTATTTGGTCTTACATTTCAAGCCAATATAACAGATTGTATTATGCAGCAGCTAATATCGCGGCTGGATTTTGGGCGGGATTCAAGTCCAAATTATTTGGATCGCCAAAAACAAAAATGGAATATGCATTTATAGCGATGAGCGAACAAGCTAAGCAAACTTTATCGGATATAGCTGGACTTACACCGGGATATGCTGCAGCAGGAAAAAAAATGATGGATTCATTTGGAGCGCCATCAACGGGCATGATGGGAGCACCAGCCTATGGTGTGGCGGGAGGAACATCAGGATTGAGCGTTCCAACAACGCCGATGAGTACAACGCCAATAGCGACACCAGAAGTAGACACGGGAGAAGGAACATGGGGTGGATTAAGTGTTTCTGTAGCTCAATTAGTTGTTAGAGAAGAAGCCGATGTCCTAAAAATAGCTCAACAATTATATCGACTTCAAAAAGATAGGACGAGAGGGAGGGGGCAGCGCTAATGGCGTTTTCATTTATATATGGTGGAGTTAGATCAGAGTTTAAAAATATTATTGTAAATGATGTGCGCAGAAGTGTGCTTCCTCCCATTAGTGCTAGGACAATTGATGTCCCGGATAGAGATGGTATCTATTTTTTCAAAACAGATTTTAACCAAAGGATTATTGAAGTAGATATAACGCTAGTTGAAACATCCAAGGAAAGATTAAGAAGTAATATTGAAAACATATCAATTTATTTAGATCCTAGAAATGGAACCCAATCTCTAGTATTCGATGACGAAACAGATCGGACATATTTTGCTGTTTTATCTAATGATACTGATTTTTCACAATTGAGATCATGGGGAAAAACAACCTTAGTTTTCTTGGTTCCGGATGGATTCTCATATTCAAGTTTACCAATTATTCAAAATATCAATGCCGCGCAGGATGCTATTTTAACTAGATCATCCGGTGCTTATACTTCAAGCGGGACTCTAGTCGGACCGAATATACCTAGATATGAAACTGGAGTATTTGGTACGGCTATTCATGTCGAAGAAGGAACAACGAATATGCTTACTGCAAACCAAAGTAGCGTAGAAACAAATTTGGTAGGCTTTACGGCAACGACTGGTGCAACGATCGGTCAAGAATTCACCTATGCTCACGTTGGCATAACTGGATTAGTTATAGTCACACAGGGACAAGTGGTAGAGGAAGGTGTATCGTTAGATTTTGTTACAGTGGCGGCGGCAACAACCTATACATTTAGTGTTTATTTACTCGGTAGTGGTCGAGTAAAATTAAATATTGAGGAACAAACTGGTGGAGGCGTTTTTATCACTGATACAGATTCCGCAGAAATAGTGGCAACTTGGGATGAATTTGTAAGATATTCCCTTACAGTAACGACTTCAGGTACGACAGGGAGACTAATTCCAAAAATTTTAACTTCAGTCCAGATGTTTGTACAGATTTATGCAGATGCTTTTCAAGTTGAAGCAAAGGCGTATGCAACGAGTTGGCATTTAGGTGGTGCTTCAAGAGGGAATGAATTATTAAAAATAGCAACATCAACTCGATTATTCGGTCAGCAAGGCACTTTAGATTTTTTCTTCAAGAAGACAGGCACAGCTGGAGACTTCGGTGGAATGTTTGATTGGGGGTCATTTACGGCTGGATCAACAAAGGACCGGATAGCTATTTTTCATGGGACCATGATTGGATCAGGTGAAGACGATATTCAATTCAATATTGTTAACTCATCGCAAACACAAAGCAAAACAATTACTCTTAGTTTAACAACAGATTTGATTGTTGATCGAAGTTATTATTTGGCAGTTAGGTGGTATTTGGATGGAACAAGTAACGGTGTCATGGCAATCACACTTGCTGATCTAGTAACTAATCAAGAATACAATACCATTGCATCTGCGACCATAAACCCACCGACGATGACAGCATTTAGTACGGCATTTATCGGGAGTTTAAATGGTGGTAACTATTGGTCAAATTGTACCTATGATAGTTTTAGGTTATCAATTATCAATAGGACATCTGCAGATATTACGGAATCATGGGAATTCAGGCGACCACTTATCAAGGATCCGGATTCGAGTGTTAAATATTCATTTGCAGAAACTTTATCGGGTACATTATTAACTAATCTTGGTACAGCGCCAGCCGATCCTACAATCACACTCACGTTTTTATCCGCGACAACGGATCCAATTATAACTCAATATAAAGCAGGATCAACAGAAGTTCAGGCGTTGCAAGTTACAGGATCGTTTGCTTCCTTGGATCAAGTGGTTATTAATTCGGATACCCGCAAGGTGACATTTAATAATGCAGTCATTAATGACCAAGTAACACTAGCTAGTGAATTCCCAGTTTTATCAGGTGACCATTTTTATACCTTTGCACCAACGACCAGCACAAATATCGATATTAATTACACTCCGAGGTGGTTATAAATGCAATTAAAGAAGACATCAAATACGATAGGCATTGATTGCTCATGCTTTAATAGCACGATTAGTTGGGGCACGGTCGCTACCGATTCAAGGAATATTCAATTTGCATATCTTCGATGCTCAATGGGGACAAGTAACTTTGATACAAAGTTTGCTGTGAATGCAAATGGTGCAAGAGCTAATAATATTCTTGTGGGAGCATACCATTTCATGAGGCCGGATAATCCAGTATATTCTTCATCAAGAGCAATAGTTGAAGCAAATCACTTTGTTAACAGAATGCAGATAGGGTTAGGAAATGGTAAATTTGGTGATCTGTATCCAGTTGTTGACCTTGAATTCCCAAGTACGCCAGCTATTGCAAATGATCCGGGAGAAACAAGATTATTAATGGATTATTGTCAGACTTTCAGAAACCAAGTCGAACAACTTACCGGAAGAACAGTAATGGTTTATGCTGGTATAGATTATATTCAGAGTCCTTGGAACAATTTTAATTACCCGACATCTGCTGGTCCAATATCAGATATGCCGTTATGGGCAGCATATTGGCTTAGGCTTCACGTTGGTTCAAGCGCTCCACCAGATGCAGGGGGGTGGTCGCAATGGCGTGTGTGGCAGTATTCTGATACAGGCGTAGTGGCCGGGATAACAACGGCTACAGATTTAAATTTTGGTCCTGATAATTTAAGATTACTTCAGGACAATACACCTGAATCTAAAGGATTGGCACCAGTTGGCCAACTTTATATTTTGAATTCGAATAGAGAATTGCAGGTTGTTTTAAGTAATGATAGTTCAGCTTGCCCGTTTTATAATTCGATACACCAAGAGCAAATAAATCAGGAAAATAAATTAACATTTAGTGTTCCAGCCGATCATCCGGATGCCAGTGATGTGATCGAAGGAAATCTTGTATTTTTTAGAGACTTCGATGATCCAACACTAATCCAATTATTTGAGATATTGAGAGTTGAGGAAACTCATATAGGAAGCTTATACAAGGATGTTGTTTGCCAACACAAAGTATTTGAGCTTGTAGATGATTGGATCGATAGCCTAACTTTGACCAATGTAACCTGTGCATCTGCACTTAATTCTATTCTTACTGGAACTAAGTGGATTGTTGGCGTGACAGAACCTCTTGAAACACACTCATTTTCTTTTTCAAGGGTCACGGTCATGGAAGCGTTAAGAAGAATTATTATCGTATGTGGTGCTGAATGGAGATTTAGAGTTCAATTTGTTGGAGCGACTATCACCGCACAATACATCGATATCCTAAATCGAAGGGGAGAAGACCGGGGCCGACGATTTGAATACAGCAGAGATATGAAAAAGATTAAGCGTACCATTGATAATTCTAGGTTGGTTACTAAGGCGTTTGGATATGGGGGAACTACTGCCATTACTTTTTCAACAGTTTCATGGGCAACGAGCTCTGGAGATCCAGCAGATAAGCCAGTGGGCCAGTTATATGTTGAAGATGTCGATGCAACAAGTACATGGGGACGATATCGCGGTTCAACGAATGTCTTACCTATTGAAAATTATTTTACATCCACAACATCTAACCCAACAACATTACTAGACCAAACATGGGATTATATACAAGATAACAATAGTCCATGGATTGCCTATGAGGTTGACGTTGCCGATCTTGAAATTATCGCTGGAAGTCAGCACCAGAAAATAAGGTTAGGGGATACCGTTAAGGTTATCGACACATTATTTAATCCGGTCTTGAGATCTTGTACCAGAATACAAGAACTTGATAGATATCTTAGTGAGCCGGAAAAAAATCAAGCGGTAATTAGTAATATTCCACCGATTATTGTGGCAGATAGCTAAAGGTAAAATGAGGTGATCATTTAAAATGTCAGCTTTTGTTCCTCCCCAAAATCACAGGAATTCAAATGAGCTCATATATGGGGGACAAACTCTTCGTGATGCTTCTAAAAAAGCACCAATGTATTCAGTATTTGGAGATACAATAACTGGGCTCAAGCAAGATGAGATATCTGTATCATTCCAATATGGAATATCGAATTTGGATGCAGTATCAACGGTTACTGGTGGAGGTGCTGTAACAGCCGTTATACCACAGGCTCAAGTCGCGAGTGGTGTCCCGGCTGCTGGAACGGCACAAGTACAATCCCTCTATTCATCTGGTTATAGAGCGGGAAGAGAGGGTTATTCGTTCTTTACTTGTGAGTTCACAACTCAAGCGGGTGGAGTGTTAGGAATAGCTGATTCAAATCAGCAAATAGGACTATTTGATGATCAGAACGGATTCTACGTTGGATTTACTGGCGTAGATTTTTGTATTGCCAAAAGAAAAGAAGGTGTAGATACAATTGTCACGCAAACAAATTTTAATCGTGACAAATTGGACGGAACTGGATATAGTGGATTTACGGCAGATTTATCCAAGAATAATGTTTTCAAAATCTCATTTGGTTATTTAGGGGCAGCAGTAGTCGTGTATGAAATATTGAGACAAGATGGAGTGTGGATCACGTTTCATGTTATTGAATATCCTAACAGTTCAACTGGTACCCACATTTCAAATCCTGTTCTCCCGGTAACATGTCGAGTGGAGAAAACAGCAGGAGCAACAAACGTAATTCTGCGTACTTCAAGTTGGAGTGCTGGAACGATTGTAGGAGATGATTCGCTCGCAATTTCAAATCGTCCTTGGGCTATTAATAACAATAAGACATTAGTTGCTGGTAATAGAACGAGCATATTAACATTAAAATGCAGCACAATGTTTGCGGGATTAACAAATCGCATTCCAATGCAAGTTGTATATGTAGCTGGTTCTGTAGATGCATCCAAAAATGGAAGTATTCAACTTTTCAAAAATGCCACTGTATCTAATACGAGTTTCCATTATGTCAGTTCGGGAGATAGTGTTGCACAATATGATATAGTCGGTACTACTGTTACAGGTGGGACGTTGATGCTTCCTATTCATATCCCAAATGGTGGAGCAGTAACTCTAGGCACGGCAGATTTTAGATTATTAGTTTTACCGGGTGAGACTATAACTTTTCAAGGACTGTCTACTCAAGTTAATACCACAATAAATGCTGGAACTCGTTGGTTAGATAAATTCTAACAAAAAGGGAGGTTTTTACAATGACATTCACCCCGCCAGCTCCCGCGAATCATCGAAACAGTGGGATTCTCGTAGCGTCTACGAGTCTTACTGTAAATATTGCAGATTTATTAAATGCTAGTTGGGGATCTGCAACAAAAATCGGGACAGTGACATTAGGATCAACATTCGTCACAGAATTAAAAGTTGGAACGACAGGATTAAGTGGCAGACATACATTATATCTAACCAATGATTCATCACGTTTATTTTATGTCAAGAATACAACCAATTTGAATTCATCGGATGGGTTATTGGTCAACTCAGGTGTGGCTGCAACTATAAAATTAGATCCGGATCAGAATCAAAAAGTATATGGTATTACATTTACTGGATCGGCATCAATTAAAGTCATGGAGATGAAGAATTGATAAAGGAAGGAGATGGTTAATTATGGTCTTTGAACTAAATCAATTCAGAGAAACACCTTATGACCTTCAATTTGTGTTTGTTGGAAAAATGTATCAATGGCAATATAATACAACGTTTGGATCTGGCGTTACTAATTATCAAATTCATACTAGCTCAAACGTATTAACACACCTAACCAATAGAACAATCCGAACAGCAAGTACGAGTATTAATATCCAATTTATTGAATTACCAGTATTTGTATCTACTGGTACAACACTCTTGCCAGCTTATGATGTTAACAGGATATCGGCAACGACTCCAACGCTTGCAATTTATAGTAATCCAAGTGCAACAAGTGGTACTGTTATTGAAAATATTGATCTTATTGCAGGCGAGAAATGGAACCAAGTCGCTACTGAATTTATCTTGAATCAGGGAGCCGATTACCTTATCCGGGTCAGTAATACTGCATTAACGGCACAAAGTGTTGATTTTAATTATGTTTGGTACGAATCGAGTAATTAAAAAGAGAGGGGATGCTTAAAAAAGATGATCGCTCCATCAATGGAACTTAGATCTTTTCGGGATACACCTCTTAATACTCAAAAAATATTTGAATCTGAAGTATTTAAGACAACTTATAGATTTACAACAGGCGGTGATATCGAATATGAGTTAATAACTGCTGCAAGTAAAGATGTTCATATCACAAATATGATTATTACAGCAGAGTCAAGTGTCACGACATTTTTGCTTGTCGAAAATGGGGCTGCTGTAGATGGGACAACAGTCGGTATACCAACTATTTATAACACAGATAGAACTTCGGCAACTACCAATGGATCGAGAATCCTTGCAGCACCAACGACCGGGGCTGGAACTATTTTAATTGACGCTAATTTAATATCGTTTGATTCTTGGGAGAATGATTGGCCGGAACTTATACTTCCCAGAAATACAAAGTATGTTCTTAAGTATGTTCATACCGGAGTACAGGCGGCTTCCGTGACAACATCTTTAGTGTGGTATGAAACCGACATGTGAAAACTTCTTTCATAAGAAAGGGGAGAGGGGAGAGGGGAGCTGAGATAAAACTTTGATTAATCCTATGATATTAAAAACATTTAGGGAAACGCCTTATAATTTACAATTTATTTTTGTCGGTAAGTATTTTAAGTTTCAACAAAAACTCACAGTTGCTCCTGTAACTAGAGTAAATATCGAAATCAAGACTGGGGCTACTCAAATTGTTCATTTTTTAGAAAGAAATGTGAGGATTATATCTTCCGTGTCAACTGTCTCAGTCGGATATGAACTTTACGAAAATTCTACTACCACAACTGTTGCAAGTTACCCCATATTTAATGTGGATAGAACATCATCAAATGTATCGACAGTTAGTATCGCAACATGCACATTTACTGCCATAGGTAACAATTTAGAAGCATATGTAATTAGGAATGGGCAGGCTCATCAAAGATCGAAGGAATTGATTTTAAAACCTAGTACAACATACATGATATCTTTTGTTACTGCCGCATCCACGGCACAAATTGATATCAATTATATTTGGTATGAATCTGATAATTAAAAATTAAAAGTAAAGGAGTTTTCAAAATGGCAAACACAGTATTTAACACATTTAAAAAGTTTTCAGTTGGTTCGTCAAGTGGAGCATTTAAAAAAATCACGTTACTCACGGATACGATTAAAGTAGCATTGGTAACTTCTGGTTATTCTGTTGATCCAGATGATAATCTTTTTTCAGATGGCACCACTTCAGATGCAGCATCCTATGAATTTAATAATTCGACTGGTGGGTATGCCGGGGGTATTGGCGGATCAACAGGTAGGAAAACGTTAGCATCTAAAACTATGACGCAAGACAACACCAATAATCGAGCTGTATTTGATGCCGCAGATATAACTTGGACATCCATTAATGCTGGTACTGCTGGAGCAGCAATTTTGATCAGGGAAGGTGGAGCTGGGACAACTACGAGCGATACCGGAACAACTATGATTTGTTACATTGATAGTGGATTCCCTGTTGTGACCAATGGTGGGGATTTAACTATTAGTTGGTCAACGGCAGGGATCGTTGATTTGACTTAGTTCTATTATTTAAAGCTATACCCACAAGAACTCATCGCCGATTATAACCGACAAAAAAGAACCGTGGAATTATTTCCACGGTTCTAAGTATGCATAAATTGAAAAAATCCTTGAGAGAAGTTGATTAAATGCTTTATTTCTCTATGTCTGAAATGATAGGCAAATCATCTTCAGAGTTCAATGAAATAGTTGAGAATCTTATGCCTGATTCATATATCGTCTTTGAACATACTGGATGCTATATGTGTAAAGGGTGTGATTTCTGTACGGTGAGTTCTCCATCTACGTCTATAGTGATGAGAAAATCAGAATGGAGATTAGTTTCAAAAAATATGTTCAATACTGAAGCGGAAGCTCAGGAGTATAGTGATCTTACTTCTAATGCAACACCTATGTTTACCTGTAATTCATTCACGTTTATAAGATCAGGAAGCACAGAAATTCTTAATTGTGTTTCGATTTGGATGAAAAATTAAAACTCCATCCACCTTCCCAAAATATTGAAGAAAGGAGGTAATTCCTTTATGAGCGATTTTCCTTTCGGAACTTATTTAGGATATAAATTCAATGGAGCTAATAGTTATGCACAGGTACCAGATAATGTAGCAATAGATCCAACTACTTACATTACAATTGAATGTCGATTTGCGCTTACCGTTCCTCTTCCATCACAAAGTTTTAATGCTGTTGAACTTGTACAAAAGATGGATGTTACAGTTACCACCAAAACTGGGTATGCAGTTTATTTAACAAAAGGCGGATCGTTAGTTTTTCTTCTCAAGGAATCAAATGATAGCACCTATAGGCAATTAGTATTTAGTGTTGGAACTACTTTCGATGATTTAAGATTACATGTTGTCACTTGTGTATACGATGGTTCCCATATCATAGCATATACCGATGGAGTCTTTGGGAGTCAAGTCGTTGCAACGGGATCAATCCAACAGGATACTGGTCAAAGTCTTAATATTGGTGGATTTAGAATAGGAACCAGTCCACCAAATACGAATTTCTTTAACGGTTTTATTGATGAAGTAAGAATATGGGATACGGCTAGGACACCAACGGAAATTAGTGATAATGCTTGGAATCAACTTACTGGTGCTGAATCTGGACTAGTTGGGTATTGGAAATTTAATGAAAATAGCGGTACAGTGGCAACGGATTCATCGCCATCGGGAAATGATGGAACACTTTCCAACACTAAGCGATTAGCCTTAAATTATACTCCAGCAGTTGATGCTAATTTTTCAGCACAAAATCCTACATTAATTTTTGATCAGATCGTTTCACCAACTGCATCTGTATCAACTTTTATAGCTTCCAATCCTACATTAATTTTTGATCAGACTGTTTCGCCAACTGCATCAGTCGCAACTTTTTCTGCTCAAGATCCAATAATTAAAGAAACGATTCAGGCAAGTCCTGCATCGGCAACATTCTCCATCCCAAACGCAACGATAATTGCCGGAGCTGTTACGATTCAGGCAAGTCCTGCATCGGCAACATTCTCCATCCCAAACGCAACGATAATTGCCGGAGCTGTTACGATTCAGGCAAATCCTGCCTTTGCAGCTTTTACGGCAAATTCAATTAAGGTAAATCTTGTTATCGAACCTAGCCCTTCAATAATAAATTTCGTCGTTGGAACTCCAACGATTAGATTAACTCAGCAAGCAATGCCAAGTGTCATAACTTTAGCGTTACCACCACCGACTATCACAGTGGGAGCAGTAACGGTTCAAGCTACCCCAGCAGTAGCTACTTTTTCAGCCAATGCTATAACAACAACACTCACCATAAGCACTACCCCAGCAGTAGCTACTTTTTCAGCTAATTCACCAACTATCACAGTGGGAGTAGTAACGGTTCAAGCTACCCCAGCAGTAGCTACTTTTTCAGCTAATTCACCAACTATCACAGTGGGAGCAGTAACGGTTCAAGCTACCCCAGCAGTAGCGCTATTTACATTGCCAACTCCAACTATATTAATGGATCAAATAGTATTTCCTGATCCAGCGATAGCAACATTTAGTATTCCAACTCCCACAGTATTTGTTGTTAGAATTACGATCAGTTTCGGAGTTAAGATATTTAATGAGATCAATTACCATGTCATTATCGAAAATAGTTGAGGTGATGAAAATATGAAAGTGGGGGACGTGGGAGCACTCTTGATTTTCACGATTACTGATCCATCGGATACAGTCGTTGATCTAACAGGAGCAACAACGATTTCGTTATGTATCTATAATGGGCAATCGGTATCGAGTAATCCGATGATGTTTTATAATGCCACAGGGGGACAATTATCATATCTTGTGGTCGCTGGGGATCTTCCCACGACTGGTGTTTATAAATTTGAAGTTCATGTAGGATTTGCGGGAGGTAGTGAATTTACATCGAGCAGAACATTTGATGTTGTGCAGCCAACTCTTTGTTAAAAAAAAAGAGAAGGAGGAAGATGTTCTATGGATATCATTATTAATGCTAATGATTGGCAGCTTATTATATTTTTTGTCCCAATCATTGTGGCATTAACAGAAGTTTTCAAGAAAATGGGATTGGATAAAAAATATTTTCCGGTTTCAAATATCATCTTAGGGATATTGGCAGCCTATTTCTTCGTTCCCACTGGCGAACAGGATATAGCATTAGCCGTTCTGATAGGAATAATAATCGGATTATCGGCTAGTGGCCTATATTCAAGTGGAAAATCTACCATTGAGGAAGTCAAAAATGGCAAAAGTTAAAGGCGGCATTTAGCCGCCTTTTTTATTTTTCAATGTTAATTTATTCATTTGCTGCAGCGACTATATGGAATTGACGATTGGTAAAATATTGTTCTATTTTTTCATCACTAGTAGACATTTTTGATTCCATTCTCGAAAGGGTAAAACTTGTCTTATCATGATCAGCTTTATTAACCTCAGTCAAGTGCTCTAGAGTCTTCAATATTTGGGTATTTTCTTTAACTTGGGATTCCAAACTATCGAACCGGGAATTCATTTTTTCAAATTGAGCTAAGACCAGTTCCTGAAACTTTTCATTATCCATTTTTTATCCTCCTGATTTGTTACAGCTTCAAAATGCAGATATGGATCTTTGTTTGCGTTTTACAATTAAATCCACGACATCATTCTCGTTATCTATTAATTGTTTAGTCCGCAAAGCAATTATATCAATATTTCTATCAACATTATCAAATCTAATATCATGATCGATTTGTTTTTCCTTTATGATACATAGATCATTTTCCATCTTCTCAAAGCGCTGGTCCATCTTTTTTTCCATCTTCTCAAAGCGCTGGTCAATCTTCTCAAATTGCTTTAAGACTAAATCCTGAAATTTTTCATTATCCATTTTTTTATCCTCCTATAATTTGATTTAGCTGCCTTTTTTTATTCCCCTTCCATGACAAGAGAGAATTTTTTCTTAGAAAAATAATTTGTAACATCATCCTTGTTAGGTTCTCTTTGTAATCCTCTAATCTGAATAGCAACGAGTTCAATTTCGTCATGATGTTGCCTAGCGTGTTTGTCGAGTTTATCTAACTGATAAGAATTTGCAGAAAATTGTTGCTGTATTTCTCCGAAATGCCTTACTACTATTTCCTGAAATTTTTCATTACTTTCCAGTTTTTTATCAATTTTATCAAGCCTTTCAAGAATCAGTTCCTGAAATTTTTCATTATCCATCTTTTATCCTCCTATACTTTGTCCAATTATTATAGCATATTGAAGCGGGATATGTTGACCATGTGTGTTCCATATGCACTGCATTAGCCACGTCTACACACTCCGTCATTTTTCATATCCCGCGCTTCAACTATATACAGTTTAACATTATTCTATGAATTATGCAATACATATATCAAGTACAATTACTTCCATTACGAGCTTTAAAATTACTTGATATCATCCCAATTCTTGCCCGGCTAATTTCCTGAGCAGCAGCATCAATTTTAGTTATCATTTCTTCTCCCCTATTAATTTTAAGGCCACAGATTCTACAGTAATTTGCACCGGGACCGTGTTCTTCATTTCGGCACCGTGGGCATTCATGCACCAGCATGAAGGTACCTTCATTTATTTCTTTGTTCATATTGGTAAGGCGAGCAGCGATCCTTCTGTATAATTCCAACTTTTCCTGCAGCCCAGCCAGTAATGATTCATCCGGGGAGAAGGATATCTTAAATTCCAAATCTTCAATATAGGTTAGATAACGAGCGATATCAACTTTCAGCATCTAAAATATCCCTCTACCTTTCAGATTAATAGACTTTCATAATCCGGTACTTTTTATTGAATTTTATCAAGTCCCAGCTTTCGCTCTTTTCGCCGATCTTTAATGTTTGATTGTCATCATTGAATCCCAGAACTGGTTTAGTCCAGACTAAATCATGGTGATTATTTATTGCGTAAACTTCAAATTCAATCTTTAATGTTTTACGATTAACGGCTAATTCCATCATTTGCGAGCCATCTCCTTATTCATTCCAATCTTCATCGATTTCGTTTTCATCACAATAATCGGTGTATTCATTTTTTATATCTTCCCAAACGGTAGAAATGTCTTCCTCCGAATGACCACGAACAATCATATTTTCTCTCATAAGTTGATACGGATAATAGTTATTCTCGATTCGCCATTCCCTGAATCCCATTTTGTTTTCCTCCGTTCGTCATATACTTATTCGCTGATTGCATCAATCCGGATGAAGTTATCTTTATCTTGGAGTTTTGCGATGAATTTATCCAGCGCAGCCCGCGTTTTGAATTCCTTTTCTTTTCCGACCATTTGATCTTTGCGATTTATTTCAATCCATTTTATAGCTAACATTTTTCATTCCTGCCTTTCGTCCTGTCCCCTTCGACATCTGTATATTAACATTATTCTATGATTTATGCAATACATATATCATTTAGTAATGATCTATTTTTTGGCTATTAATCTTTTTGTGCTTAAAAGCGGAGCGCCTGTGGTTCAGGAAGCTCCGCCTTATTTTGTTTAGCATGCTTTGATTTTTGCCATTTCGTCTGCGAGGATCCAGAGTGCCCGGTTTAGTTTTACATTGCCATCTATGGAGTTTACAGCCCTTGTCGTTGCCCTTCTTCCACTTGCGGACCGTCCACTTTGTCCACCACGAATTAGATTCTCTTGCACCACGTTAAACTTTGTCCATAAGTCTGATTGCCTATCTTCTTGGCGCTTTATTGCTAGTAACTGATTGGGAAGGATTGGTGCGCTACTTTCTCGCCATTGTCCTTCTTCGACTTCATCCTTGTCATATTTTAAGGCTAATGAAGCTTTAGCAAAGGCTTCCTGCTCTTTTACGCTCATAGGTATTTGCTTCATTCTTTCCATGCTTTCATTCGCTAGATCGAATTCATTCATGATACGGAAAGCACCTTCTACAACATTATCAACGATATTTCCCTTATGGAGAACTCTGATATCCTCTACAATATCGCCAGTGATCATTCCGTTTGAGCAAATGTGGCGGATCATTCCGGATACCATTCTGTAGCTACTTGTTCCATCGTGTGAATTAATCAATACAATTTCATTCGATTCAGTCCTTGTGATTCCATCCATTTTACGGAACCGCATTAGATGCTTAGTAAATTCCGCCTTACCCTCGATTCTGCTTCTTCCCTGTGCTACAGCGAAGGGGAAAAATCCTTCTTTTCTAAGACCTTCTACGACTTCGATTGTGGGAATGTAAGTGTACCGTGCGGACCTTGATTCATGTTTTTCTACTGCGAAGATCGATGGCGCTACTCTGAAAAGTTGTTCATTGTCCATTGGTCTGTCCATTGTGATAATTCCTGCTCCACCCATTCTGGTTTGTATTGTCATTTTATTTTCCTCCTATTTATTTATATATTTTACTTTTTTTTCAACACCACATCTGTAGTATACCATAATTGTTGACATTGTCAACAGTATTATAAAAAAAGTTTACAATCCAATTTTGGCCAAAATCAAATTTTCATAATCCGGACCATCTCCGGCACAAATAAAGGACTTCTTCTGGTAGAAATTATCCTTCAGCCAATAGATTTTCTTCTGGACCTCCCAACTAATATCGTTGTTCCCCGCCATGATCGCGAAAGCTTTATCAAAAGAATTTTTTGCAGCTATCTTATTATCATTTCGCATATGTCTGGATGAATTATTCAAGGCCCGGATTATCAAGATTTCATTTTTGTTCATTTCAATCTACCTCGCTTTTGTTTTTATTTTCGCGACTTCGAATTTTTTCCCATTTCATATGCTTTTTCCAGCATTTCTTTGAGTGTCCATATCGATATTTCATGGAAATCAAAGCTATCGGAATTTCTAGTTTCTAAGGTTTCAATTCCAGCAATTTTTGCGATTTCTAATAATTTATTTTCCATTTTTTTATTTCCCTCGCTTTTTGTTTTTTCTTGACCACATGTGTATATTAACTCTAAAACATGATTATTGCAATACATATATCATGTTAATACTCATCCATATGTTGTCAATCGCAACATGGAGAAAAAGAAAACAAAGAGATATTTACTCTTTGTTTCCTTTGGCGCTGGTGGAGCCGTTTAATGATAACCACTGGAGGATTTGATTCTTAGTCCAGAATGGACGTTTACCAACATGGGTGGCGGGCTTTGGCAGCTTCCCGCGTTCTAGGTAGACTGATACTTTTCGACGGTCCCAGCCGATGAGTAGCCCGACTTCCGTGGTGCCCAATAGTTCAGGTAGTGCAGAAACTTCTTCCATGATTTTATCTTCGTTCATTTATATCCCTCATTTAAATTTTATAAGATTTTTATCTTTCAAGGCAGAAACGATACGTTCACATTTTTCCTCGGTCGATAAACAGCATTCAAGATAAATTCCTATCTTTTGAAACTTCCAAAGATTTGCCCGGATTCGGTCAAGAAATTGATCGAGTGAAGCGAATTGTTCTGGGTCGAATGTGTTCTCCCAATAGGTTGTCATGATATCTATGGCTGGGGTGCCTTGCTCAAATTCAAGTGTTTCATCCATTTCAAAATACCTTCTTTCTACTTCATAAGCTTAACATTTTTGTCGCGTTTGTCAACATGGAAAGAATGGGAAGGGTGAGCCAGAAGCCCGCCTAAGCGGGTCTTCTGCCACTCCGGAAGGAACTATCCCCTTCAAGGTTTTTCATCAAGTGGAGCCGCGCTGTGGCGAACTCTGGGCCAATCATCCCTAGACGGAGCAGCCAGCATCTGAATGAATATTTGGCATTTTCAGTTTGGCTTTTGCTGGCCTTGCTGGACTTTTGGCAGATTGCCTGAGCAGATACTGCGAGACAAAACTGAATATAAGATTTGATTTTTCCAGCATGGAGTGTTGCGTTGAAATAGCGGAACTCGACAGTCGAAGCATACCAGACATTGTGGAGATTTAGGCCATGATACCGAGTTGAATTATAATGGCCGGATGAATGTGTTCCTTCATACCAGATATTGCCGAGTGTTTCTAGGTCGTTGGGTTTGATTTGATTAATGCCATTTACCAGATTTTGTTCAACTGGCTTACAATAGGAGATTTTACGATTGTAGTTTACGCCAAAAGCTTCGAATATGAGGTCTTCTTTTGAGTAGACGATGTTTATAAGATTGCGGAGCGTTTTAGCATTGTGGGCATCTTTGCCAACATGGATATGAATTCCGCATGAATTATTTACGACTGCGCCACCTTTGCGAAGGAGACGAACAATTTCTTGTAGGGTTTCGATATCGCCATAGTTCAGGATTGGAGTAACTAATTCGCAAGAATAATCCCGGCTGGCTGCTGCGCCACTTTTCAGCATTGTGGCGATTGAGCCATCGGAGACAATTTTCCATGTTCGACCTGAGTTATCGCGGGCATTCGTTCCCATCGTTCCATTTCCAAAATATTGACCAATTATATTAGCTGCCTGCTGGCGTGTGATTCCGGTAAATTCAATTTCAACTCCAAATGTTTGATTTTTAATTACTGCTAAATTTTCCATTTTTATGTCCACTCCCTGCTGTTTTTTGTTGTGTGCCTTGCCACATCTGTATATTAACTCTAAAACATGATTTATGCAATACATAAATCAAAGTAGTGTGCATCCAATTTGTTGCAAAAAAAGAAGGCTTTTTCAGCCTTCAGATGGAATACCCTATTTTGATTTATTTATTTTCTACAGTGATTCGTAAGCTTTCATTTGAAGATTATATTCAAACTGGACCATCTGGAAGTCATTGTCCCACTTGGAGATTGCCCTGACCAGAGTATCATGTTTAACTTTTGAGTCAATCTTGATCCCCTTCAGCGCAACGTAAGCTTTTGTCTGAAGATCAGTTTCAAACTTAATCATCTGGTAGTCAGTACCCCATTTTCCTGTTGCGGCACTCTTGATAACAGCTGTAACATTATTTGCATCCATTTCTGATACAGGATTAGTGTATGTCGGGGATGATTCTGCTACTGGGGCCGGGTCCGGAGCCGGAACTGGAGCCGGAACTGGAGTAGGAGCCGGAACTGGAGTAGGAGCCGGAGTAGGAGCCGGAGCATTGTCTACAACTTTTGTTTCGTTATTCGGTGTCTTTGTTTCCTGATTTTCATTGGAACCAATCGATATCAAAGTTAGGAGACAAATAAATAATACACCAAGTGCCTGTTTCCTGTTTTTTATTTTATAGAATTTACCTCGAATTAAGGATACCATACCAACTATGAATGTTATTACTGCTAAAAATCCCATTATTTTTTCCCCCTTAAATTTTTACTCTTTTATCTTCCATTATCTTTTCTCATTTTAGCCCACTTTCTCAATTACGATACCTATAAATTTCATACGATTCTCCCACGGCATCACACATTTTCTGAAGTTCATCCCTTGTGACTTTCACTTGAAATATCCCTCGTCTTTTATGAAGTCCCGGCAATTGATCCCGCCATACTTTTCCTCTTCGCAAGCAGCGCTGCAGCCGTACTGGTATCCCCAGAGACATCCGGAGCACTTCGGGACCAGATGATATTTCTTCGAACTTTTTACCAATTTCATATTTACCATTTCCTTTCATAGTTGCCATTGTCAACATGTGGGCACAAATATTGAATATTTCAGTTTGTTTTCCCTTCGTCCACATTTACAGTTTAGCTCTAAATAATGAATGTTGCAACACGTTTTTCATAGTAGTTTGCATCCAATTTGTTGCATTTTGATTCTCAAATTTCTCAACCCCACATTCCACATGATGAATTGAATCTTTCCTCGGCTTCCTCTAGTGTTTCAGCCCCATACTTTCCCCAATAATAACCAATTTCATTCATAGATTCAGCACATACAAGATAAGGGTAATTACCTTCTACTTGGAATATATATTTTTTGCATTTTCCCTCGACTTCTTCTTTAATTATTTTCATCTTATTTTCCACCTTTCTAATTAAAACAAATTTTGATGTTCTTTAAGGATGGCATTCATTTCTGACTTGATCTTGAATAATTTTATTTCGTTGGCATTGAAGGAAGCAACGTCCCCAGAATATCTAGCCATGAATCCTTTGAGTGAGGGTTTCGCGCTGCCCATTTCCTTTTTGTAGCTTTTGCCAACCAAGGCCCTATATTTTGCGATTCTTTCTAAATCGAATTTATCCATTTTTACATTTCCTCCTTTACTTCTTCGCAAGAAATTATTTTGTAACCAGAAGATCCAGCGCATGGCTTTCTGCAAATGAAACCAACTTCAAACTTGACTGATGTTGTTTCGGTGTAGAGTTTTCCCTTAAGGGTTCCACTTGTAAATTCTCTCGTTACGATATATTTCATTTTTTTATTTACCACCTTTGCGTTTTTTTGTTTTCCCTTGTCCACATCTGTATATTAACATTATTATATGAATTACGCAATACATTATTCAATAATAATAAGACTTAAATTCTTCCATATAAAAAGGGTCTTTTGTAATTTATTGTTGGTTAAGTGACAACTAAAAGAACCCGTTGATCTACATTCAACGGGTTAAATACATAAAATCCTTAAGTGAGAAACTAAAAATTATTGTTTTGTCCGATTATTGATTCTGTTTAAATGTTTTTCATGTAAGCCATTTCCAAAACCATTATTCTCATCTTTCCAAGTGTACCAGAACCCATGTTCAGTATTTTTTATCCCCATAATAACATGTGTTGTTACGTGACCTCCTGCCCAATTAGCATTCACAGTTTCTCCAATTTTATATTTTGCCGTTTTATTATTATCCATTTACTTTCTCTCCTTCACGTTCCCAAGCTTGGAACCAAGAATTTATGGATCGCTCGGAAGCGCCAACACAAAGCAGCGTTTCCTTCAAGCCATCGAGACGGATACCAAAATCTTTATAGCCTTGGACAATGGAGTTTAAGTAGCTGGCACCGATCGGATCCACCTTCATCCCTTTCTTTACAATCCAGTAGGTTATAGCTCGCCGGGCATGACCATTCTCGTCAACGACTTCCACGATTCCCCGGTCATAAAGTCGCGGGTAGCCTTCATACTTATCAAGCGCCTTCAGGCATTCCGGTGTGATTAACCAAAGCCCACCTTCCACGCCAAGAGTAGCGGAACCTTGCTCCGGGAAGATAGTAGCTACTCCACCAAGGAAGCCAAGCTCGGCACCTCCTAGCGAAGCTGAACAGAGTTTCCTTGCAGCCGGGCAGCGCTTCTTCATTTGAGCGACATTAAGGTTTGATCCATAACTAAAGTAAAGCATATTATCTTTGGATATTTTCATTTTTATTTACCAACTTTCTTAATTTATATTTCCTGAATCCAATCCATATCATCGAAGCTTGTGAATCCGCCAGCCTTTAGGATTTCCTGCAGCGCCTTTTTCCCGCCAACTGGGATATAAGGAATGAAGGTTTCGTCGCTTTCAAATTTAAGATAGCCCAGTCTTGGAACAAAGAATGCAAAGCCTTTTGAGATTTCAGTGTATCCTCCCGGACAAGTAAACTTTTTGCCTTTCACGTTGACTATTTGGATTGTATTTTTAATTTCTGCTGTTGTCATTTTCAATTTCCACCTTTCAGCTTGTTTTCCCCTTGCCACATTTACAGTTTAACTCTGAATGATGATTATTGCAATACATATATCAAATAAAATATTATCCAATTATGAACATTGCCGTACTAGATGTAGTACGATATAATAGAAGCAGGGGAGGGACAACAACATGAGGATTTGCATTGATAATACGGATGTTGAGTACAACCTTACCATTGGAAAGGAATACGAGGGAATTGATGACGATGGGCAATTAGTTAATGTCATAGACGATACAGGATTCATGGAGACTTATGTCGTAGAACGATTTGAGAAAAAGGGAAAGAACGATTTTATAAAAGGGGATGTTAAAAATAGAAATCACAGAAAAACACCTGAGAACAGTTTGCAAAATAGGACAAGAACATGACTGTTGCCGATATCTTGTAGTCGGATCGAAAGGATTTGAGTGTGTTAAACACACCAGAATAGCAACGGAGCTAGACTATCGGGTAAGAGAAAACAAAATGGTCGCTCAAGGTGATAATTGCGTAGGCTATATAATCGTAGGAGGTGATCAATAAATATGAAAGTAATACCGATATCAAGAGCGAGAGATAACATCTACCAAATCGTAGAAGAAGCCGTGAAGTTTAGCGAGCCAGTCGAAATCAGCTCGAAGAAAGGTGATGTGGTTATAGTTTCAAAAGCGGACTGGGGAAGCATTCAGGAAACTTTATACTTGATGTCATTTCCAAAGCTGTGGCAGGACATCGTGGATGCTCACAATACACCACTAGACGAACTTTTCACCTTGGAGGACTTGGGATGGAATTTGGATGAGTAACTATGAAGTAAGATTCAGCAACAGAGCAAAAAAAGATGCTCTAAAATTAGAGCAATCCAATCTTGACGATAAAGCTAAGGAGTTAGTAAAAATAATTAAAAGTAACCCCTACCAAAACCCGCCACCGTTTGAAAAGCTGGCAGGCGGGGATTATTCTAGAAGAATTAATATTCAGCATCGCTTAGTTTATTATGTTTTGAGGGAAGAACGAATAATTGTTGTGACATCGATGTGGACGCATTATGAATGAAAGAAGGATTAAGGAATGAATAGACACCAGCTAGAAAAAATATACGAGGTCAATGGTCTAAAAGATTACAAGCTAAAGCACCCCACGGACCTGATAAGGACCCATGGGATTGATTATATTGCGGTCGACGGATTCGACCGACTCGACGAAGCGAACAAGCTTTTATATGCAGAGTTTATCGTTAATTTTTTTAACTGTTTGGGCATGGAGAGCCGGGCAACGCTGGTGCCCAAGGGTATCTACTACGTCGAGGACGTGGACTTTTCAGTCAAAGAAAACCCGGATGACGAATACCGCATTGCGTCAGGTGGCCGCGTGATGGCCATCGATCGCAACGGACTTAAAACAGTGCACCGCACATGGACTGACCCAGACTACGCACACCTTGACGCGACAGAGAGCAAGCCTAAACAATACCTTAGATTCGAGTATGAGAACGAAGGCCGGGAAGTATGGCAGCATATTATAGATCCCAAAACGTGGTACTAAAACAAAAAAAGCATTCCTGCGCCATTCAATCGGCTAAGGAATGCTTTTTTAATGGAAAAGACTAGGTATATTATTACCAACTACTTGTCCGAAACATGTGATATAATGGCGGAAAGAAGAATAAAGCGAAAACCTCCAAGGACGGTAATCCTTGAAGGCTTTCTGGTCGAAGCATTGCCACCAGCAACGCTAAGATTTCAATATGGGAAATTGATACTTTTATTATATCATTTCATGGTACAAAGTATCAAGGTAAATATTTGGAATTTTAAGCTGTCTGGCGAATGCGTTAGATAGCTTTTTATATTTGGAGGAAAGATGAGATGTTGATGAAAATATCCAAGGATCAAAATTTAAGCATAGAAGCAAAGGGATTATATTTATATTTCTATTCATTTACGAAAAGTGGTCATGATGAATTTCCTTATGTAGGAGAGATACTTGAGGATTTAGGGATAAGCAAAACTAGATATTATAAGCATTTAAAATTATTGATTAATTCAGGGTATTTGAGACTAGGGCAAGATAAATTATCTGGAAAATATATAAGTAATTTTTATGAAGTTGTAATGAAGTATTCATTGGAGGGTAACAGATAATGTTTAGATTACCCAAACCGCAGAAAAATTATACAGAGGTGCCCAATGTAGTTTTTGATTTAGTAATTCCAAATATAACAAATCTTTCTGCATTGAAATGTTATCTTATTCTCATAAGAAAAACTTGGGGATGGGGTAAAATTGGTGATTGGATTTCAATGTCGCAAATAGTTAAATTAACAAAACTTGCACGGTCTAGTGCTGTTGTAGGAATGAAATGGTTAGAAGATAATGGATACATCTGGTCAGCAAAAGCTGGAATTCCGGGAAAAGAAAAAATTATGTATTTCTTGTGTTCAGAGGAAAATGAACTCATGGAAAGATCAGTTAAAGAAGGAATAATAAAGCCGGATAAATTATTTGAGCTTATGATGAAAGAACGAAAAGAATGAGTTATCCACAACCAGTCCGGAATTCGGATAGGTATACTTATCCACAACCAGTCCGAATTCAATACCCCCCCAGTCCGGAATTCGGACACACAAAAGAAACCTATACAAGGTTTATACATCCTAATAATAATGAGAAAAAACTAAGGAGAAAAATTAATGGAACCATACACAAAGGAAATGATCACATGGGCACGGCACTTGGATGTGGTCAAGCTGAGAAAGAGAATCGGATACTTGCCCGGATACGTTGTGCTTAGGCTATACCAAAACTTAACTGAAGATGAGAAGGAAGAAGTGAGAATCAATGTAGGTTTCTCCAAGGACCGCAAGCGATTTTACATAAGAGTAATCGAGAGAGGTGTTAAACTTTCAGAAGTTGGTGACGGAAGGGGAAGGATGGCAAAAACATTCTGTCTTCAGGCGATAAGGCGTCAATTTGGAGATGAGATCATCGGAGAGTACAAACTGCTCGAAGAAGCCGGATTTGACGATGATAAAATCCTAGCTTTTGAAAAAATAGAAGAGTCGGAATTAGACGAAATATAGGAGATAATGAAAATAATTTCCGTTGATGAAAATTCTTACACATGGTATACTAGGACAAGATACAGAATTGAAAGGAAGTTGAATTAATGTCAAAATTTGAAGGCTTGGATAGTTTGTTCGAATTAATTAGTAATTCAATAACAGATTCGCAGTATGACAAGGTGACAATCGGTAAGATTTCAGAAAATCTTAGGGTTCGATTTGCTAAGATGGGCAAGGAAAAAGAAATGATCGCAAGGGAAATGAAGACTAGAAAAGAAATACTCGAAGCGGAAATGGAGCTGAAACTATTCAAGGAATTCAGTGAACGAATAGAAGCGCACAGTGACGAAAAGGATGCTTGCTGGCTGGCGGCATCTAGGGAACTAAATATTCCAGAGGAAGGACGTTATTCTTGTAATTTCAAAGACGGAACGATTAGCGAGAAAGTGACCAAAAAAGATGTGCCAGATAATCCATTCACGAATCCAAATAAGAAGAAAAGATGGTAAAACATGATCAATATGATGCTTGCGAGAAGAAGGAGTAAGCTAACCCAGAAGCAACTAGCTAAAAAAGTGGGGATAAGCAACATCCAAATAAGCCGATTCGAGACTGGAATATCGAGTCCAAAAGCGGATTTGCTACAGAAAATAGCGGTTGAGCTTGGAGTTAGTCTGGATTACCTAATGCAAGGGAGAAATGAAGAATGATGCTAGTTAATGGAACTCCGGCTATTGCAGATATTAAGAGTCAGTGTTCAATTATTCCCGGATTTGAATTTAACTACATCGCTTACAAGGGGAAAGTATTGTGGAGCACGGTATCGGCATCGCTTGATGATTATTTCATTTATCTTTATGACGGACCAAATTATAAAAATGGGTGGGATCCATATACGGTAGCCTGCGTAGATGAACACGGTGATCTGTTTTACTACGGTCGCTGGACGAAATTAAAAAATGCACTTGCATGGCTTGCGGATCCAAACATGCCAGAAAGGGACTAAAGCAATTGGAGACACTAGCGGTAATAAACCAAAAGGGCGGCGTAGCCAAAACTACAACGAGCGTGAATATGGCGGCCATAATAGCCGCCATGGGATTCAAGACATTACTTATTGATGTGGATCCGCAAGCTAATCTTTCCCAATCCTTGGGCATTGTTGCCTTTGATATGGGAACACCTAATCTTTTCGAGGATCCGAAAATAACACTTAGCAAGTGCGTTAATGAAACAAGCATAACGAAATTATCCATTATTCCATCGGACCTATCACTAGCACAAGTTGAATGGGAACTTTTGAAAACATTTAAAGGCACCAATACTTCTATTCTGCGAGACAAGATCAAGGCAAGTGAGGAAGAATTTGATTATTGCATTATCGACTGCCCGCCAAGCTTAGGAATTTTCAGCCTTAATGCGCTCATTGCAGCGGACCGTGTGCTTATCCCGGTTGGTCTTGATCCGTTCGGATTGATTGGAATAAAGTATCTAGTGAGCACGATCACTGATATCAGAATGAGTATAAACAAGCATCTCAAAATTCTGGGCATTGCACGGACCATGTGGGATATGCGGCAGAGACTTGGACGAGAAATCAGCGAAAGTATGGAAAAGGATTATCCGGGAAAAGTCCTTGAGACGATTATAAAAATGAATGTAAGCGTCAAGGAAAGTGCTGTTGCCCAAATGCCACTGGTCATTTATGAGCCAAATGCTCCGGCTGCGCTGCAATACATTCAATTAACGAATGAAGTGTTACAGAGATGGTGAGAAAACAGGGTAGGCCAAATATTCAAGCAATGCTGGAAGGAATCGATCTGGATAATAAGGAAGTACAGGAAGAAAAGCCAGATAAGTCAGAGGTAGAAGCGATAGCTGAACCGGACTTAAATGAAAAACTAAAGCGATGCTATGTAGTAACAGGATTTCATCTTGAAAAAATAATGCTTCTAAAGACCAAAAAATACAGAAAATATGATATGAGCGAAATTGTCTGTATGGCGATTGATTCATTTTTTGAAAAAGAAATGAACGGAGAGAAGTAATACAATATGATTGAAGAAATAGATGACCAAATATTTACCATGACAAGTGATCTCTCGGATGAAGAACTGGTCGATTTTGCAGCTGGGATATTTAAGAGCAATTGGAAAACATCATACGATTACCAGAAAACGGATCCTATTATATTTCAAAGCTTGCCGATCGATGGGAAAATACTTAAGCATACCGATTTTTTGTCTTCGGCTGTTTATATATCAGAACTAACACAAAAGGCATTATCCTATAGATGGAATGAGATAGGAGGTCTAGCCGGGAAAGAACTGAAGGAGTGGGATGCCAATGGCGGCCTTTGTATTTATCTATCCATTTTGCATTTTTGTTTACTGCTGGAAAGCAAAGCCGTAAAAGAGAATGAACTATGCTTAGTCCAAGGATTTTATAGGCATCCAACACACGGAATACTCAGTATATTCTCAAATCTGGGAACTCAATGCGGAGTTCATGCCTTTATAAGCGTTCAGGGAGCGGTTGTTGATTTTTCGATACAGCAAGAAGCATCAACGTTCGAATTTGGAGAAAAAGAATTCATTATTGGCGATATCCCAGATGAGATGGAGATGGTCGGCTGGACAGAAGGAAAGCATTTAGTCAAGCAATATGCGCGTGAGATAGCCCGGAGCAGCGGACTTAATTATTTTGAATGGATTGAACAGCACAAAATCAATTCATATAAACTTGCAAGCAAAGAACTTAACAAAGAGCTTGTAAGGCTTAAAAGATTATATAAAAGTTTGGAGGATGAATGAGCGATGGCTAGGAAAAAGAATGAAGAAGAAGTCACCCTAACCAATCAGGAAATGATTCAAAAAGAAGAGCGCCATAGAAAAGATTTAGAAAATAAACTAAAGGCATCGGAAGCATCAGCGGAAGATCAGAAACAATTTACTCCCTTGGTCAAACTTACTAAGGATTTAAGAAGCGCAAGCCGGACATTGAATCCACAAGAAGCCCGGTATCTAGTGGACAGGTACTACCAAATCCAACAATACCGGACCAGCGCCAAGAATCAGATTAGAGCATCGGAAAGCGAAGAACCAAATGAAGTTATTGTCTGGTTTGCAGAGAACTTTGAGGAACTGGAGAAGAACATAAAAAAGGCGCTGGATGCTTATACGAGTAGTCATCCGGTCGGAGCTTGGGCCAAATCGGTGATCGGCGTAGGTCCGACATTCGCAGCCGGGCTTCTAGCGCACATTGATGCGAAGAAAGCACCAACAGCCGGAGCCGTGTGGAGTTACGCAGGATATAATCCAAGTGTTGAATGGTTAAAAGGTCAGAAGCGTCCATGGAATGCTGATTTAAAAAAACTATGTTATCTCATAGGTGAATCATTTGTAAAGGTTTCCAATAATCCTAAAGATATCTATGGTAAATTATATCGCCAAAGAAAAGATCAGGAGATAGCGAAGAATATAGCGGGAGAATTTGCGGAACAAGCAATATCAAAGCTGGAGAAATTCAAGATAGGTAAAGATACTGATGCTTACATATGGTATGCAGGATGTCTGACTGAAGATAAAGCCAGAGCAATTCTTCTGGGTGAAAAATCCGGATCAGCCAAAAGTCTAGCGGGAGAAAAGGATTCTGGGATTCGTATGCTTCCACCAGCACATATCAACGAGCGGTCCAAGCGATATGCTGTTAAAATATTCCTAGCCCATTTTCATGAGGTCTTATTTGAATATGAATTTGGGACCAAGCCACCAAATCCATATGCTATCTCAATCCTGGGACATGCACATAAGCTGGAAGTTCCAAACTATGAAGTATTTAAAAAAGCGATGGAAGAAGATCCGTCACTATAGCCAAGTTACTTTGATTTTAAACAAAGCCATTGAGCGAACCATCAGACAAGAGAGTATCAACAATAGAAGAGTGAGCCAACAAGCGTGAGCTAATTGCATCCCATAAAAGCGAGCCACTAACCATGAATTATGCAACGAAAGAAAGCGAGCCATAGCAACAGATTACCCCATCTCGACGAGAGCGAGCCAATGGTCTATGAAAGCAGAATTGACCATCAAACAAGAGTGAACCGTGTGCAAAGATTGTATCAATTAGGAGAAGTGAGTCATTAGATTAGAATAGCACCATATCCGCAAAGCGAGCCGTTAGATCAGAAATTTATTTTATTCATTCCCATTGAGTGAGCCAAGAGCCAAGGTATACGAAAGCACCAACAACAACGAGCGAGTCATCCGATATGAAATTAGATACAAATGCGTTGAGCGATCCAAAATGAATTGTAGCGAAACAAAGCGAACCATGGGTATGGAGAAATACCATTTATCTCCGAGTGAACCAAAAAATTAGAATAAATCGCCAAAGTAGAGTGAGCCATATGAAATAGATTAAATCACACTCTAAGAGCGAGCCAAGCTAACTTAATATAAAATGAACGAACCAGAATGCTTGATTGGGACAAAAATAACGAGTGAGCCACTAAAGGGAATTATAATATTTAATCAAAAAATGCAATGAGCGAAACAAAATATTTTGATCGAACCATTATAAAGGAGATATTCCGGGGATAACGAGTGAGTCATGCAGGAAAGCGTGATGGGATGTTGGCTTAGAAGCAGCCATGGCTGGAAGGCTGATTGCTTTATGCAATCCATCTAAGGAGTGGGGCGATGGCTATTTGTGACTTGATTGTTTTTCCACATTATTAGCAATCTGAACCCGATGAGGGAAAATGAATGTGGTAGTGTTACGATGATACCGATGCATTTGTAGTGACAAGGTAACATAAAAGCTGCAAATGAAGGAAAGCGTATAGCTTGGGAGTTGCTTTAGAGTTACACTTGGTTATCCCTTTTGGCGTAATAGCACACCATCACATGAGTCATGCGGAATGATTGAACGAAATAGTGAGTGAACCATCAATAATGACCGGAACATTGTGTCAGAGTGAGCCACGATATAAGAATAGCAACATTAATAGTTGGAGCGAACCAATCAAGCCGAAAATTAACATTCCCTATGAGTGAGTCAGGTATATTTATGAAAAATATGAACGAGTCGAAGGAAGTAAGGGTACCAATCTCATAGAGCGAGCCATAAGGAATAATGGCAACATCACAGGAAAGCGAACCACTAATAGCGAGTTACATCATTATACGAGAGTGAACCGTCAGAAGCGAAACTAAGTATCATATATTCAGAGTGAATCGGGATATTGGAGAGCACCACACATACTGAGTGAATCAGGACTATGGAAAGCAGCAGATAAGCCGAGTGAGCCGAATAATGGGATAGCACCACGCTGGTTAAGCGAGCCATTGAAGGAAATAGGATCAGAAATGCAGAGCGAGCCGCAGGATGTAAAAGCACAATAAAAAGAGAGCGAGCCAGACCAACCGAAAGCAGTATTGAGCGAGAGCGAGCCAGAGGAAAAAGATTAATTCATTGCAGGACAACGAGCCATAACTACAGATTAACGACAAGATTATAAGAGCGAACCAAAATCACGCTTAAATAAAATTGAAACATTAGCGAGTGAGTCATAGGACTTGATTGAATCACCCCATCGGAGCGATCCATATTAAGCGAGAATAACCAGCGTAGGTTGAGTGAGCCAAATGGAAGCGAGAGTACCAATTGCATAGAGTGAGCCAGAACTGGTGATTAAAATCATTAATGCGAGAGCGAACCATGGCAAGAGAGGACCACAAATATAGAGTGATTCAAAAGCGAGGAATTATCGATGAGAGATTTAATCAGTTATGATGAGATGCTAGAAAACAAGGATAAGCTAAAAACCATATTCCTCGATTTCAAGGCACGGTATTATGCTTTGGGCAAGAAGCAGAATGGAAAATTTAAAACGAGTGATCTTGACCGATTAATCCGGGAGACGATCGCAGAATTAAAAGGCAAAGAAAAACTTATTGCCGAAGGATTTCTGGAATTCGTGCTGGGATTTTTATTCAACAGCTCGTGGGATTCTACGAAGGCTTTTAATTCTGTAGATAAAATGTTTAACTGGTAGATAAATTTAGCCAAAACAGATGATAGTATCACGGCATCCAAGCGAACCATTGACTATCGCCGGAAAGCGAGCCAATTCACACGACTAAAAACAAGATACTGAAGCGAACCAGAGGAAAAGACTATTTCATTACAGGAAAGTGAGCCGGACCAATTGATAAATACATTAAATGAGAGTGAGCCACGGTTAGGGACAATTTCAATTATTAGAAGCGAGTCAAACAGATAAGATTTCCATTTAAAGAGAGCGATCCATTTCAGATGACAGTAACAGCCTTTACGAGTGAGCCAGAAAATAGGATAGCATCATTATGCGAAAGCGAGCCAAGTGCATGAAGATATAAACCATTAAACGAGATCGAACCAGTAGACAAGGAAAGTATCATGATCATAAAGTGAGCCAAACACCATGATTAGTAACATTATGGACAAGCGGACTAATACACCCTTGGGAGGTGGAACGATTGGACCACGAAATATCATACCCAGAAAAGAAATGTCCCGGATGCGGAAATGATAATCTACTGGATGGACCGCGAGGTGGACTATCTCAAAATGTCTTATGCCCGGAATGCCAAAGAGAATGGAACTATGGACCATTTGGGTATGAAGAAATCAGCCCGGCACGAACATACTTATACCGAGTTGTGTCTCCAAAACTTGATCTGCGGATCATCCCAGTAGGATGCAAGCCGGGATGCTGTGGGGAAACATATCCATGCATTGATGAGGTAGCCATGATTATAGAACAGGGCAATCTTGCCTTTATGATTCACGGCGAGCACGTTAAGGAGCAGTTAGAGAAACTAGAATACAGAATTGATGTAACGAGTCATAACAACATACCGATTGGAATGTATATATCTGAAAAGGGATCAAAAAGCGTGTACGAAAGATTTTAGCCAGCACATGAGAAAATCCAGAGATCGTGAGCGAATCAATTGATGAAAAAAGCAACATTACTCCGGAGTGAACCGATTGAAATGATGATCCATTGACCAAGAGTGAGCCAATATCTATGAGCCACCCAATTTAAAGTAGCGAGCCATCCCAAAGGATTTTTCAATTCCACGGAAGCGAGCCATTATAAGGCGATATTTCAGTCCACGGGAGCGATCCAATTCACCAGTCTAATATTTCTTGGAGTGAAAATATTTTTATGGATAGACTGCGAAATGAGCGAAAGGCCAACGGTTTATGTGCTCAATGTGGAACTAAACTTGATAGGATTGGGAGATATTGCAAAAAATGCAATACTTCAGGGAATATTAATAAGCACAAACGTTGCCTAAAGCTTTATGCAATCGGTTTATGTACTACTTGCGCTGAGCCATTAGACAGAGATGGTTGGTTTTGCTCAAGGTGTGCAAACAACTTAAAACTTAGGGCAAGAGTTAGAGACACAGAAAGAAGATTAAAAGGATTATGCGTTCAGTGTGGCGCTTGGGCAGATGGGTATTCCTATTGCCAACGCTGCAGGGATATGAGGATGGAGAGATATCACTCAAAGAAAAGGTCCATTCACCAAGAGTGAGTGAGCCAATATTGGATTTTTACATTAGAGAAAGAGCGAATCAAACAGATATTATTTTTCAGATACCAAGAGTGAGCCAATTATGATGACAGAAACAACCCAAGAAAGCGAGTCAATGAATACGAACTTTATCAACAGATATGAAGCGAGCCATAACAATGAAGTATAACCATCATCCAAGAGCGAGCCTAAGCAATTGATCACCCCACACTCACTGAGCGATTGAAGGAGTAAAATAAAATGGATGCCCTACTATTCCTGATGGCTTTAGGGAATTTCATAGCATTTCATAGAGCAATGAACGAGCGCGAACTTAACCTTACATATTTATTTTCAGCTCTAGTATTCTTCATGCTACTTATAATTTAAGGAGGTGATGATACTTGGGATGGCTAAAAACGAAAACTCATAGAGATGGGAGCGTAAGTTATTTCAGCGACCAAGAAAATAAATGGATTGAGTATGTTAGGGAAATCCCCCAGAAGGAATTAAGTAAGATGACAAAGGAAGAGCAGCAGAGAATGCTCAAATTCTTAAGTAAACACAACTGAATGGAAGAAGGTATTTGATGGCGAAATACTTCAGACATGAAAACGGAATTACCGTCAGCGAATTTCAAATGTTAATCATTTTCTTAAACCGGAGCTGCGATTATCAGATTGCACTCCGGATCGTTCGTGATGAATTAAGCGCCAAGAAGGAAAAGAATCGATACTGGATTGTTGGCCATGAGCAAGCATGGAATTATTTTCATATAAATTTAAGCGAATCATTGAAGAGAAGAAACATCGGCAGTATGGATGAATTACTGGAGAGCGCAAAAGAAAACTTAAGGAAGCGATAAGGAGAAAGATAAAAATGTTTTTTAAGCTTTGCAATCATAGAGAAATTGATCCAGATGAAAGACTTAGTGTTATTATTGGAAGTGGATCGGATGATGAATTTGAAACTCACAATCCTTTAAATTTATTTGGGGCAATTATTAATGATTATGATCCGGATTCAGGTGTTCCGATTATTCCTCTTGTCGTTGGACAAATTAGTCCGGGAATGTTGATGTCTTATCTATCGGCCATGACAACAATTGCTGTCGAGATGTTAAAGGATACAGATATACCGAGAGAAGTATTAAAGGAATTATTGCAAAGAGCTGTTGATGAAGGACTGAATGGAAAAATTGTTCCGTGCAAGTGCCAGAACTAGCCGATAGAGATATCGGCTTTTATTTTGTTCAAATATGAATGTAACAAAATATGTGAATTGTTACATTGGGGGCTTAAACATGGATGTGGCAAGGATGGTAATAATTGAATGTAACTTAGGGCGTAGAAATGATACATGGAATGTAGTATAATGAAGGACAAGCTTAATAAAAAGAGAGGAATTAAAAATTCATGAATGTTCAACCAATTAGAGATATTTCCAAAATAGAAGAATTAAAAAATGAACTCCTTAAGATCAGTTACCGAGATTATATGATTTTCTCATTTGGAATAAATACTGGATTAAGAATAAGTGATATCTTGAAGTTAAAAGTAAATGATATTAAGGGCAAAAGCCATGTTTCTATCAAGGAACAAAAAACGGGCAAAACAAAAAAGTTTAAAATACAAAGTCAATTTAAACCGGAAGTTGATAGGTACATACATGGAATGAAAATGACTAATTATTTATTTAGAAGTAGAAAAGGAGTAAATAAACCAATTAGTAGGATTCAGTATTATAGGGTGTTAAGGAACGCTGCTGCGCCAATTGGGATTACAGAAATTGGAACACATACATTGAGAAAAACATTTGGATATTTTCATTATAAGAAAAACAAGGATGTTGCTATGCTGCAAGAAATATTTAATCATTCTGGACCGAGTGTGACCTTGAGATATATAGGGATAAACCAAGAGGAAATAGATGAGTCGATGGAAGGTATGTATTTATGAAGGAGGATATTATGAGAAATTTATGGATACCAACAGCGATAGGAAAACCTACCAATGCAAAAGTTGTTAGGGGACGTGAAAATGTTCCTGCTGGGGATAATTTTGCGTGGTGGAGTTGTCATTTTGAGTATAGAAGTAAGGATATATGTGAAGCATTTATATTTGAACAATTACAAGAGAAATATAGTCTTGGATTCGGACAACAAGAATTATGGAATATTATTGAACGTGATTATACTGCTGAAGAAGTCTATGTTAAAAATGTAAATCATCCTAATTATAACGAAGAATCAGATGATATCGTATTTGAAGATTAAGACACATTAGGAGATGAGATAAATATGCAAAACAGAATCAAGCCGGAGCTAGATAGATTACGGAGCACTTGGTGTGATCTTCCGGATTATATCTACACAGAAAAATATGAACAAGCACTAACGGAATGGATCATGAAACATGTGGCCAACGGCAGAACGGATATTGAAACACTTATCCTGTATGCGCTGCATCACGAAACCGGGGATAAGCTGCCTTACTTTCCATTCGATCGAACAGAGGTGTAGCACTTGGAAACCATGTATCAAGCAATTAAGAGAACGCGCGAAAAATACAGGGACTGTGAAATCGAAGTGGATCCGATCTATAAAGAGCACACCATAAATCGCGTTTATCCAAAAGGATGCTTCGAGAAAAGCTGGGAATACATTTCAATGAAAATTCATTTACCAGAAGTTAAATTAATCCATGGTTCCTGCTTGGCTATTGATCGGATCCGGATCCATCATGCATGGATAGAGATCGGGCCTGACATTTTATTTGAGGGTGTATTCCAGAGATTCTACGATCGCGAGAAATATTATGTCGCTAGAAGCTTGATTAAGCATTTTGAGTATGATTTTGCTGAGACAATGAAATGGTCTTTGGAATCCAAACACAAAGGACCATGGCAATTCCCGGAGCAGGAATCATGCTTTGATTTTTTATTATAACAGGGGAGGAAATGAAGATGGAAAAGGGCGATTATATCAAGACACCTAGATTTTTGACAGTAAAAATTGCAGATGTATTTGAGGACATTAAAACAGCTAGGGAGCAGGGTTATAAAGAACCGACTTATTACGACGATGAAAATTATGAAATCTCAGGAAAACATATCGGAACTAACAGGATGATTTTTGCAGCAATAAAAAAACCCGGCAAATAATCACCGAGTCAGAACGTCCCTATATTTACCGCTGATATTATCTTCCAGTCCACATTTATTGCAATCTCCAATTTTCAGGGATTTTATATTATCAAATAATATTTTAGGATTATCTCTCACTGTCCCGATCTGGAAGCATTCGTCAGTTTCACCAATATGAACCCCACCGTTAATATCTATGGAAGGTATACAAAATTTTTGAAGTTTAAATTCATAAAATTCCATAAGATCTTGAAAACTTGTAATGTGTCCAGATCGTATGATACTCCGCGCATTAAAGCATTTTGGGTAAGTAATTTTAATTTCCATATCATCCATACACAGGTTATTTGTTACTGCTCTGCCGATTGGAAATAAATGATTTATTTCAGTTATATAGCATAGATTCTCATGTTCGATCACTGGGACACCTTGAGGATAGAACCTTTTATCATTCGTAATCTGGATCATGATGCCCAAGCTGAGTATTTCTTTTGCATACTGTTTATTGTGTAGAAACATGCCATTACTTGCTATTATCAATAATTCTGGACGTTCCATTTTTCTTTTTAACAATTCAACTATCTCGATGAACTGCGGGTGCTCGCTTGGTTCGCCACCAGTCAGAAGAATCATTTTTGCACCTGTTTTTGGAATAAACTTAAGAGAATCCCGGAAATTATCAAAATCCATATGTTTCCCGTTCGGGGAAGCATTATCAAAACAATGCGTACAGTTCATATTGCATTTATTGGTTATTCGTAGAATCAATTAAGGAACCTCCTTTTATTATTAATAAGTCCTAGCTAAAAAAATAGCTAGGACTTTATTTCGACATTCTAACAGAATTTATTAATCTTACAAACTGGGACAAAGAGGAATATAATAGGAGTACACTTCGTCAGCCTTCGAGAATAAAACGTAGGAGGTATTGCCCATTGGGAACGGAAATAACAGTAAATGAATTACGAATTATGTTATCTGATAGCGAGCTAATGAAAGACCTTCCAATCTCAAAAGAAATGATCGATTTCATAGTTGAGCTGATAAAAAATAAAGCGGAGATGGAATCTACGACTACTTAGATGATTTGATTTTGGTTAAGACGGAGATGTACTCGATGAGTGTATCTACCGTTTTTTTATCAATTGTGTCATTGGGCCTTACTAGACCAGATTCCCGCAGCTTAATCAAGAGATAGTCAATAGCTTCTTCTTCCTGCCTGAATCCAGAAACACCCATAAGGTAATCAACTGATACTTTGAACAGTTTAGCGATCTTACTTACCATATCCAGACTTGGTTCTCTTGATCCGGCTTCCCAGTGACCGACCGCACCTTTTGAAACTCCTAGCACCTTCGCTAAGTCCGGCTGCGTTATGTCCGATTCTCGCCGGAGCGCCTTTAAGCGTTTCATAAAATATGTATTACGATTTTCCACTGTTCTCTTCTGCCTTTCCGTTTTTAATTTCTATGTGAGTTTCTTACAGAATAGAAGAACTATTCTTCGTTATTATATGACAAAAATAGAAATAGGACAAGACTACTAATAGGACTAATTTACTATAAATTATAGGTAATATTTCCTATTAATGTTATTTAAGTATACATTCTGTATTCTTATCTGGTCGATAAACGTCATATTTGGTTGATATTCTTCCATTTTGGTGGTATAATCACATTAAGGAGGTGAGGAAATGCTTATAAACGAACAAGAGTTCAAGGCGCGAATCGAGTATGCAAGAGCATTATCAAACTACAGTAAGACGGAATTAGCAAGCAAAATCAACATGCCGCCAAGCACATTTAGGCGCAAAATGGATAAGCCATCACGATTAACGCTCGAAGAATTTTTTATTCTGACGGAAGCGCTACCAAACGGAGTTTTAATTGAATATCTCAAAGAAGAAATAGGAATTAAGGCATTAAAAAAAGTCCCCAAAAAAGGGACTAGAAAAGAAGTTTCATAAAATTATTATATCACAGCATGTCCAGCATGGTTAAAGAGAAGTAATGAGAAATTTATGGGAGGATAATATAATGGCGGCAATTTCATTGGCATCAACTAGGAACATGACGAGAGAGCAATGGTTGGAGGTCCGGAAACTTGGGATTGGTGGCTCGGACGTTTCTGCTATCGCCGGAATGAATCGATGGAAAAGCCCAATCGAGGTCTGGATGGAAAAGACCGGGCAACTTGAATCTAAAGAACTTGGCGAAGCGGCCTATTGGGGAACCATGCTCGAAGATGTTGTGGCAAGAGAATACGCAAAGAGATCTGGGCTCAGAGTACAGAAGCGAAATGCGATTCTCCAGCATCCAAAGCACACCTTCATGCTTGCTAACGTCGACCGGATAATTCACGACAAGGATCGCGGACGTGGAATCCTTGAATGTAAAACGACGAACGAGTACAAAAAAGGAGAATGGGAAGAAGAAAAAATTCCCGAAGAATACGCGATTCAGGTCCATCATTACCTAGCCGTTACCGGATTACAATTTGCTAGAATTGCGGTCCTGATCGGGGGGAACAAATTCGAGATTAAAGATATCGAGCGGGATGAAGAGATCATTGATTATCTGGTGAAGATCGAGAGCGACTTCTGGCAGATGGTCCAGAGCAATACCCCGCCAGAGATGGACGGATCAAACTCAGCCACAGAACTTTTAAAATACCTTTACCCGAACTCTAACCAATCATCAATTGAACTTCCACAAGCCGGAAGCATGGTCGAAGAATTCCTGATGCTGCAAGAAATGGAGAAGACCATAGGCACCAAGAAGGATTCAATCGCCAATCAAATTAAACAAATGATGGGAGAGAATGAGACAGCCTACACGCTCACCCACAAGATCGGATGGAAATCATTAATCACCAACAGATTTGATACTAACAGATTTAAAACAGCGCACAAAGACTTGTACAAAGAATTTGTGAACGAGACACCATCGCGAAGATTCACAGTCGGAGATATTAAAAAATTGAAATAGGGGGATTTGAGCAATGGCAGGATTGAAAGGAAAACTAGCCGATAAGGCAAATGGGACCAGTGTGGTAAAGAAGGAACTACCAAAGGCAACATTCAGTAACTTCCTAGCCCAAGATGGGGTAAAGGCGAAGATCAACCAGATCGTCGGCGGTAAAGACGGTCAGAGATTCATCACAGCGATTCTTTCAGCGGTCAGCACGAACCCGTTACTCGCCGACTGCGACCATGGAACCATACTAAGCTGCGCATTGCTGGGAGAGAGCCTAAAGCTTTCACCCAGCCCGCAACTTGGGCAATACTACATGGTGCCATTTGACGATAATAAGAATAATAGAAAAACAGCCCAGTTTATAATTGGGTATAAGGGCATGGTGCAACTTGCCGTGCGATCTGGATACTACAAGAAAATAAATGTTATCGCCATTAAAGAGGGAGAATTACAGCACTTCGATCCACTCAATGAAGAAATTTCCTGCCTTTTGATTGATGATGAGGATGCCCGCGAACGAGCCAAGACCATCGGATACTACGCGATGTTCGAATACATGAATGGATTTAGGAAAGTCATGTACTGGAGCAAGGCTAAGATGGAGGCCCATGCACTACAATACTCAGCCGGATTCCGAGCGGACCGGAAGAAGGGAAACTCATACACCTTCTGGAGTAAAGACTTTGATGGGATGGCCTTTAAAACAATGTTGAGACAACTCTTGTCCAAATGGGGTATAATGTCAATAGACTTACAGACAGCCTACGAAAGAGACATGGGGACTATAAGAGAAGATGGGACCGTCGAATTTGTGGATAACGTAGAGGACATAGAATCAAACGAGACAAAGCCAGAACAGCAGCAAGAGCAGGCGGACCAAGCAGGGCAGCCGGAGACAGGGCAGGATGGGCAGCAGGCGGAACAACCGGATATTAGCCGGGAGCAGGACCAGACACCCGCAGAGTAAGGAGATCGAGAAATGTTCATGACCGTAGATATTATCCTTCAGGAGTTGGAGATCAGGATCAATAAATTGAAAGAATTCGAAACTGAAGCTTTAGAAATAAAAGATGTTGATCTTTACCGATTCACTAAGACAAGGCGGACCGAGTATGAATCATTCAAAAACTGGATAGAAGCGAGGAATAATTAATTAAAAAAAGAAAAATGCCCATTAGATTTATAAATTAAATCCTTGGGCATTTTTTGTATTATAATTCTAATTGGACAAAGTTAAGAAGGGCGGGCCAAAGGAATGAAACAAAAATGCGATCCACATAAATGTATTGGAAATTTTGAATGTGAAAAATGCCCAGCTAGATGGACACCGAAGGATCCGGACTGTAAAGATTCGTTAATGTATAACTGTGATAATTATAAATCTTGTGATGAGTGTTATGGTAATAAACCTAATACTTGGCCGCGCAAGGATAATATTAACATATTACTTAACTTATCAACCAAAGAAAAGGTTATGGCATTTGATTCGATGGTTAAAAGATACGTTTCGGCAAAAAATCACCTTGATATGGAAATTTGGATAGCGAATGTGCTTAGTTTTTACATCAAGAAATACTTAAAATAGAAACTTTATTGAAGAGATTTCATTCTTACATAATCAGAGGGATTTGTTTTTTCAAGACTTGCACGTTCAGTAATTAATTCCCACTCTTTATCGCTAAACCGGATGGGATGTGTAAGGCGAGGTTCATTAACTCTTTTACGACCAGCGCCAATCCGTCTACCACCGCGAGTTTTTAGAGTTTCAGACATAATGTTGTCCCTCCCTTTTTATGTTTATTGTAATGCATAATTCAACATAAAGCAAGAGACAAAATAAGGTGCCCAGATGGCAAGTCTAGGCACCAGAGAAAAAGGAGGAATGAGCAATGACTATAAAAGTACCACGGCAATGGCTTTGTATGGGGAAAACTCAGATATTGAATAATATGTTTGAGCCGATTCAAAATAGACCAGATGCGGTCCTAAAACCATATGGCGGGCTTTGGGTATCTCCATATGTACGGAATGGGAAATATAAAAGTCACTGGCACGAATGGTGTGAACAGAATAAATTTATGACAAGCACCGAAGGAACGATAATAAGACTCCAAGATAATCTAAATGTCTATATAATAAATTCGCAAATTGACTTAATGAAACTTATAGAAGAAGTTGGAGAATATAATCCATTTCTGGGATTAGGCTTTGAGCCATGGAAAACGATAGATTTTGAAGAAGCAGCCAAACGATATGATCTGATTTATTTAACAAGGCAAGGATTAAATTGCACTAGACTTCCATTTATGAATCAGAAATTTAACTTATATACATGGGATGTATCTTGCGCGATTTTATTTCATTTTGGGTGCATAAAAGGGCAATTCCCTACGAAGGTACGCGCTCCTGAAGAGTTAGACTAATCTCAAAATCACTTTCTTGGCCTTCAACAAATAATTCCAAGCGCGTGAAAAGAGATTTAATCTGGTCTGCTCTATAAATATTTTTAAGAGATATTCTGAGTAATTCAATTTCAGGTTTTTTGACTTCAACCAAAGTTAATTGACTTGGAGGAATTTCTTCTTGATCCATCTTATCAACTACTTCCTCTTTTTTCACTATTGCATTTTCATTGCTTGGTGGAACTAGGGGAACCACTTTCTTTACACGTTCCTTGTATTTACGTTTAGGAGGTGTAGTTTCTGAATTAGCAGCAGCACCTTGGCCTTCAGCAGAGTCAGCAGCTGCTTTATCATTATCCCTTTTCGTCTGTGCTTGATTCAGTCTATTGTCTCTAAAATTACGCAATACATCTAAAGCATCATCACCAACTAAAATTTGCTTTCCTTTCCGGGCAACTTTAAAATTCCATGATAGTTCTGATAATTGAGCGGGAGCACAATCAAGACCTTTGAGTATTTCAGTCGTTGTATGAAGTCTCCTTAATTCAGCGTAGATCTTTTGACCTTCTTTATATTCAATAGCGTTGAGTTCGGAGACTTTTATCCATTCTCCATATTGTATCCTTTTCATCCAATCCAAATTAAAAATACAAGATAATTCTAATATTTGCTCTAAAGAACAGTCTAATGCATTTTGTAATTCAACTATGTCATATATTTTCCTGAGTTCATTATAAACTTGAGCACCATCTTGAATAGGTAATTCTTTAAGTTCATCAATCGTAATTTGTTCTCTACTTTTTACCTTCTCCATTAATTCCAACAATTTCATCTCCCTTAGAGTTGTGATAAAACAAGGACCAGCACCCATAATTAATCGTCTTTGAAATTTATCAGGTTCCTGTTCGGATGGCATTTTGACGGATTCATGTTTACGGAGCCGGGCGGCCCTACCGTGAATACCATTTCCAGTCTTTTTCTTTTCCCTGACATCCTGATTAAAAATCCATTCAACATCTTCGTTATAGATCCCAATCACATCCTGTCAAATTCGACATTTCATTTCTTACATTTTAAATATACTTCAATTTATAGACCATGTCCACATTTTGTATATTTCATAATATGACAAATTATTTTGTTTTATTTTTATGCTATACTTGGGACAAGTTTATTTATATTTGAGGTGGTTATGAATGGCTTTGACACTTTGGTCCGGCAGAGGAACATGGGAAGGCTGGAAAATACGGAAGCAATATCAAGGCTGCAAATTTGGAGAGTCCGTCCTTGTGGATCCCGATGGAGTGCCATACAGTCCCAGCGATATACTAGCGAGCAGAAATTCTGCAAATCTTTCTGAAAAAGAGAAAATTAATAAAAGCAATAAATCGATAAAGGAATAAATCCATAAATCCATATAAGAATATATCGATACATCCATAAAGGAATATTTGCTGAAGATTCTATTTAATAGACAGAATGAAAGAATTGGATTTTGTTTATAAGTTTAGGATTTTATGTAAATATTCCATTTTTTAGTGATTGCGTATCGATATCCATATATCAATATATCCATATATCCATACGGAGCATAATTATCGTAAGAATCAATTCCTGATCGCGACGAGTAGCCTAACATTTTCTGTCAAATTGTCTAAGAGTGTATTCCTATCCATATATCAATACATCCATATATCAATACAAGAGGGACTTATGGACCAAATATGTAATTTAATGGATTCTTTCAAATTGTAGGCAAACAGAATATTCTCAAATCTATACATCAATAAATCCATATTTCCATAAATCAATATATCGATAAATCAATACAGACCATTTTCGTGAGATCACGAAAATGATAAAAATATAACCATATAAGTTATAAACGGCAATTATAACTCATACGGTTATATTTTCGATTTTATGGATATTTATGGAAATTATCAGGGGTAATAATTAGAACATCGCTGGCAGACTTCCTCATCAAAATTTTCCCGGTAACAGAATTTATCTTGGTTATATCGACAAACGAGAAAAAATTCTTTTCCAGTTAAGCAGAGTGGGGATCCGCAGCCAAGCGGAAAATCATCGCACCCATCGCACATTTCATTTTCACATCCCTATGCTATAATAATTACATAGGACAAGTATAAGCCATGAACTGCGATTAAATCAATTATTGTAAGCGAGCCAAGAATAGAGATTTTACAGAATTTTGAGCGAGTCAACTAGGTAGATTTTTTCAAATGTCCAAAGCGAACCAAAGCGCTTGAGAGCGCCAAAATTGGCAAGTGAACCATCAGTAGCAATAGTGCCAAACTATCAGAGTGAGCCAAAGTATTTGAGTTAAAATCATAAAAAGGTAAGTGAGTCATCGAACCAGATTATAAACATTGAAGAATAGCGAACCATTTTTGATTAAGAGAGTGAGTCAAAGTTTCCGATCGTACCTAAGTAAGGGAGCGAGTCCAAAGGTTTTTCAGTGTACCAGAAAGAGGGAGCGAGTCATACCAAACAGAAAAAAGAACGAACCACGAACATAGACTTATTCATTTTACGAGAGTGAGCTAATAATGCCGATAGCAACAAAAACAGTGAACGAGCCAAGAATACTGAGAGTACCATATTTCGAGAGCGAGCCAGTAAGATGGGTATTTCCAAAAAAGAGAAGCGAGCCAAGAACTCTGATATCCCAGACCAAGCAAGCGAGTCAAGGTTTCCGACCATACCCAAACGTAAGGGATCGAGTCAAGGTTTCCGAGTGCACCGAAATTAGGGATCGAGACATGATAGCTGATTTAATCGTAAATAATGATCGTTTCAATCCACGCACCAGAAATGAGGTGCGACAATAAATATAAGTGAGCCAGCTGCATTGAGATTACCAATGTAGAGAAGCGAACCAACGAATGTGATTAGTTTACAATTGAAGAGTGAACCACACGATAAGATGTCACCGTATGTTTGGAGTGAGCCAAAGAATTAAAAAAACATTATATGCAAGCGAACCAAAAACCTTAGACAATATCAAACCCCAAGAGTGAGTCAAGCTTTCCGAGAGGTCCAGAACGGATGAACGAATCATGTTTCGTGAGAGCACCAGAAACATGGAGTGAGCCAAGAACACTGAGATACCAATTGCGAGAGAGCGAGCCAATAACTACGATCGATCACTGAAAAGAAGCGAACCAGTGTTGCTGGATTTGAGCAAAGTCTCTGAGTGAGTCATGGAGACAGGATAAGATCCAAATATGTCATGACTTTCTATTAGTCGTGTGGGATTGAAACATAGCTGCTAAACGAGCCAAAATATAGAATAGCAACATTAATAGTGGAGCGAACCATGGCGAATGATAATGACAATTTCCATTGAGTGAACCATTAGGAATGAGAGAACCAGTTAAATGAGTGAACCATGTATCGTGAAAAATTTCAAGCGTTACGAGTGAGCCAACAGAGTTAATCATTACAATTGTTCAGAGCGAATCATTAAACTTGATTGTATCAGAGGTTAGAAGTGAATCAATGGGACGGAGAGTACCACAAACCATTAGTGAGCCATTCAATCGGAGAGCACCGTAAAGAACGAATCATAAGCGGCGAAAGAATCAGAACCTCGAAGTGAACCATGTATTGTGATATTTCATAATCTGTGAAGTGAGCCATCATTAGGGATTGTTTCAATTATTAGGAGTGAACCACTTTTTGTGAGAAACACAGCGATATAAGGGTGAGCCAAGAACACCGACAGTCAACAAAGCCACAAAGCGAACCAATGTTGGAGAGAGCACCGTGCCATTCGAGTGAACCGATGTCGCACCATTTTTAAACAGAGCGAGCCAATGACGATGGAGAGCACCATGATCACGGAGCGAACCACCATTAGGGATAGTAACATATTTTTGGAGTGAGCCGAGGATACTGACATTTAAACCAGATGGAAAGAGTGAGCCAAAGTATCCGAATACAACAACCTTCTAGAGCGAGTCACCCCACAAGAGCACACCCATGTCCGTTAAGCGATCCATCAAGGCATAGAGCACCATCAAGCATGAGTGAATCGACATTCGTGAGATACCCAATACTTGTGAGTGAGCCAGCATATCTGAATATTTCAATAGTCGTGAGTGAGCCACTGCCGCAAGATAATACCATGTCCATAGAGCGATCCACTACGCAAGATAGCACCACAACTGTAGAGTGAACCATCGGGGAGAATTAATCATCGGTTAGAAGTGAGTCATTAAACTTGATAGCACCATATCCGCAAATCGAGCCAATCATGCTGAATATTTCAATGAGCCAGAGTGATCCAATTATTTAGATCGAATCAATAAATCTGAGTGACCAAAAATGAACAAAGAAGTCTTACAATATGGCAACATATGTGATAATGTATGGATAAGCCAACGCTGCTGGCGAACTTGACTAGAGTACCAGATGCCAGCAAAACGAGTCGACAATGATGAGTGACCAACAATAATGAGCGTAAAAATTGAACAAAAAAATGACCTTCGCGGAGTTTGCACCTCCCGAAAGTCGTGGCTAAAGACCAAACTCTTTAGACTTGAAATTTAAATCTAAGGACGGAACCCTTAGACTTAAGTACTTAATTTGGATTAAGTATAACAAAGGATACTCAACGAATCAAGGGGGACAAGGGTAGTATCATTTGTAATATTTTCAAATAAAAGTAAAGTCGGGTCAGTATCTTTAGCTGGCCCGGCTTTTTTTGTTTCCCAAAAATTACAAGGTGAAAGAATTGGAGGGACAATAGTTTTCTATCTATCGAGCGTCCGTCAGATTGTATATAATTTAGTTACTCACCTAAAAAATGGGGGGAGAGTCATGGAGGTTTCAGTAAGAGCCAAAGAAATATATAAATTTATCGAAAATTTTAATGGCCACCCAATTTTTATAGACATCATGACCATCGATCTGGGAGATAGGGGGACGGTTAGGTTTGCATTGTGTGAATTAATAGATGTTGGATCCGTAAAACCTGTAAGGGCTAAAAATAAATTTGATAATATTTACCAAGTCGAGTATCACATTATCAATAACAATGATCCAACAAGTGAATCATTCTGGAAATAAATATGGGGAGGGGAATTTATGATTAATGAATTGGAATTACTTTCAAAGAAAGAATTTTTAGAATTGGATATCGAAGATTTTAAATCATTATGGAGGGAACTAAAGGGTGAGATCTTGGATAAGAGGGACTTATATCAAAGATGCGATCCAGAGAAGTATGAAAGAGAATTGCATATTCTCCAATCCGTATTAAAGGCAATGGATCTAGCTGTGTCAGTTAAGATAACTGAAAGAAGAATAAAGGATAAAGTTTGCCAGTTTTGCAGAAATACAGAACTTGACACCAGAGGATATGGTACCTTGTGTACAAATTGTTTTAATGAGTATGAAGAGAGAATGGGCAGGAGGATTGTAAAATGAATGATGTCACTTCAACATTTCGACCAGCAGTATTTCCGGCAGACATAATGTATGACGAAAATCTTACCTCAAGTCAGAGACTAATACTGATTGTTTTATTCACTTACACGAACGCACATACTAATACAGCTTTTCCAAGTTATCAAACGATAGCCGAACGGTCTGGATTTGAAAGGAGGACATGTATAAAATTAGTCGATGAATTAATAACTAAGGGATACATCGAAAAGCAAGAAAATTACACAAAAACAAAAGGTGGAAAACCTAATCAGACATCAAATTTATACACGCTACACTTTAAGGAGAGACAAGTAGGTAGTGATTTTAAATCACTAGGGGGTAGTGATTTAAAATCACTAGGGGTAGTGAACGACGATCACCGGGGTAGTGATTTAAAATCACCCAAACTATCCATAGGAACTATCCATTGTGATCTTAATAATAATGATGAGGAAAAAATCGAAAACGAAGACTTTAAAAAATCGGTTCATCTCTGGGAAAATATCATGGGTAATGCAATTTCAGGAGTCGAAAATGATTATATCGACGAATGGATATCACAATTTAATATGCCATTCGAAATGGTGAAGGAAGCAGTTGATCGCATGATTGCGTTGAATATAAGACCAAGGAATATCAGATATGTCGATTCAATAACAAGAGGATGGCATAAGTCCGGGATCAAAACATTACAAGCGGCAAAAGAGGAAGTTCTTGATCGTGAAGCTAGTAAATTAAAAAAGAGACAAGGGAATAAGCCATTAAAACAGGGAGAGCAGAAGCCAGTAGAGCCATCTAGCTCAAAATACGATAAGTTTTACCTTTAAACGAAGGGCCGTGATTAGCATTGACTAACGGTTTTGAACGAATCATTGAGAACTTAAGACTAAAGCATGAAGCATTTAAGGCAAGCAATACACAGCCCATGGAGCCGATAAACTACGAGTGCTCGATTTGTGAGGACCGGGAAATCGTTTTGATCGAGCAGGAAGATGGTTCAGTTTCAGCACGAAACTGTCAATGCAAAGCACAGAAGATCCAGCGACGAATGTTCAAAGCATCGGGACTGACCGAAGAACAAGCTTTGATGACGATAGATGACTATAACGTTTCACCAGATACCATGAAGATGTACCAGATGACGAAAAATTATTTATGCGGACAATCATGGCGGGAAGGCAAAGGATTTGCACTGGTCGGAAGTGTGGGAGCAGGCAAGACGATGCTGGCACAGATCATCGCAAGCGAGATCATGCGCGACATGAAGACCGTGATCTTTATCCCAACGACAAGCCTGATGGCTGAACTTTTGGCAGCCCAATTTTCAAATGACAAATCAGAATTTGAGCAGCGTATAGACAAGTTAATCAAAGCTGATGTTGTTATTTTTGACGATATAGGAAAAGAGAAACCTACGGAATGGGTCCAGAATCAATATTTTAGAATCATCGACGGTCGCTACAACAACCGGAGAGCAACCGGATATACATCGAATTATGATTTTGATCGATTAGCAGATCGGTTTTCTGAATTTGGGGATGCGATCATATCCCGGATCATAGCGATGACGCGAGATTATGTAGTCAATGTTAAGGCCAAGGATTACAGATTGAAATAAGGGAGCGGATCACATGTCAGAAATTGAACAAAAAAAAGCCAGCACACACTAATAATGTACTGACAAAGGGAAGAAAAACGACAGACCACGATACCATCAACAATATTCAGTCATATATGGGATTCCGCAATGCCATATAGACAAGCATAATGATACCAATAATTTGAAATTTTGTCCAACTAAAAATATTCCATTTGTAGTAATATAAAGGTAGGACAAAATAATAAATTCTAAGGGCACATATTAACGGTACAAGCGTTCAGGATTAATGATTAGGGGGAAAGGTAATGAGGACATTCATTGAGAACAAAGAGCGGGCAGACATGGATATTATTGTCGACTCATTTATTCATGACTTAAACATCTACGAGATGACATCCATGCCGATCATTACGATTTATAACAATATCACGAAAGACTATCCCGGAAAATTTGTAGCACGATTATTCATGATTGAACCGGGCGAAATTAAATACACAAGATATATTATGTTGTCAGATGATTTATCCAAGATATGGAAAGAAATCCCGCCAAATATGACTAGGATGCTGCCGCACCCGAAAGATGATCCAGTGGTTCTTGAGACATGGCTATAATTAGCGAAGCTACAGGAAGGGATGGATGCAATGGATCTTATCGCAGAAAAGGAAATACTCCGGAGAGCTATTCTTGATTATGGAAAAGTACCGCAAAAGATAAAAGCGATCGAGGAATTAGCCGAACTCATACATGCTTTATCCATTGGTAACCCCAAAATGATAGCAGAAGAAATGGCAGATGTGTCTATCATGCTTGAGCAATTGAAGCTGATTTATAATAATGCTGCGGAAGTTGAAGGTTATCGTTCGGAACGGGCAAAGAAAGCAACAAGGAAAACAAAGCCGCCGATCGAAGAGTTATCGAAATTAATCCAAGTGATAGCCAAGAATAATGACTTATGCCTTGTAGCAGAAAAAATAGCAGATACCTATTTGATGATTGAAATATTGAAAACTACCTATCACAATGCTAAGAAAGTGGAAGGATATCGTAAGTACAAGCTCGAACGGCTAAATTATCGGCTACTCAATTTGGAATCGCAAATTGAGAATGAGGGGGGAGAATGCATTGGAGCGAATGGATAGAGATAAGGAGATACGAGAAATGAAGAAAAAAATTAATCTTCAGCTTTTATTATCAATTATCGTAACCATTAGTCTAGGACATTTAATACCTATGGACTTCAAAGTGGTCTACGGATTTTGTGCTGGAATTGGAGTAGGGGTGTTTTTGTTCCCAAGATTGCTAGAAGCACGGATAAGGGATGACATCAATAAGATGTGGCGGCGCAGTAATGACAACGAATGGAAAATATGGATAACAGATCACCATGATGACTCTAAGGAGATCAAGGATGTTTAATATTGTGGAGTTAGATTCTCCTTTAAGGGGAACTAGGGCTTTTCGTGTGGGGGGATGCACCATCATGGTTGGGGTAGAGATGGGGTTGTGGCATTTATCGATATCACACCCAGATAAATATCCAGATTGGGATATTATAAAATTCGTGCGATATTCCTTCTGTCCCAAGAACATAACGATGGCAATGCTACTTCCTCCGCCGGAAAATTATGTAAATGTCCATAAAAATTGCTTCCATCTTTGGGAAGTACAAGATGATCGAGGCAAGAAGAAATCAAGGATCCTAATTCCATAATGGGCGGGGCGATGATCGGAGAGTGCCCGGTCTGTCAAGATATTATCTGGGAGAGCGATGACTGGGTATTGGATAAATTCTACATGAAGCACCGGGAATGCGATTCTGCTTTAATGGAGGATGTGGCACTCAAGCTTTCAAGGCTATCTCGGGAGCAGAAAATAAGAATGCTAATTTTCCTTGAATCAATCACGGAAGAAGAATAAGGAATAAAAGAATACGCACAGGAACAAAACGAAAGAAATGCCAAGGTGTAATTTTTATTTCAAAATCATTCTTACAGATTGTAGTAGTTTTGTATTGATTTATTGATAGGAATAAAGGAATACGCTGGGGGTGAGGGGCGATGGCAAAAAAAACTGTGATCTGCCCATCAGAAGAACGAGAACAATTTGTCGTGGTGCAATGGATGGAACTTAAAAGAATCACATTTATACATGTTCCGAATGAAGGGAAAAGGAGCAGATTAGCCGGAGCAAAACTGAAAGCGCAGGGACTTAAGCCGGGGTTTCCAGACTTACTTATTTTTGATATTCCACCAAAACGTCCGGGATACCGGGGAGTCGCAATCGAGATGAAAAAACTTGATGGCCGGGCAACGGATATGCAGAAGGAATGGCTGAAAAAATTAAGGGAGCTGGGATGGTTTGCCTTGGTATGCGAGGGAGCAGATAAGGCAATCAAGGCGCTGGAAGAATTGGGATTTTAATTAAAAGGAGATGAGGAATAGGTGTATGGAGATTGATAAGAAGTGTGGCAATTGCGGACATCTTCTCCCATTGAAGGGAACCGTAGCGGAAAAAATGTGGCAGGCAGAACTCACTAAGGGTGTTTGTGAATGTAATGGAAAGCAAATGAATGGATCGCTTTTGGCAGGATGTACATTATGGTGCGATAGAACTGTGCCAAGAAACAAACCCTAAAACTATGGATAGCTAGGGGAGGGATAAAAATTGATAAAGATTTGTCTTGATCCGGGCCACTGCTCTTATGGAAGTGATTATGGAGCGGAGGGCAATAATCTAAAGGAATCGGACTTAACGCTAGATATCGCCTTGAAACTCCGGGACATTTTAGTAGGACGGAATTTTGATGTTATGTTGACAAGAGAGGGAGACTTGGTTAAGGGGCTACAGGAAGGTTATACCTTAAATGAATCCTTACAGAGACGATGTGATATCGCAAATGCTTTCCAAGCGAACATCTTTATTTCTATACACATTAACAGTGTTGATATTACTAGCCCAAGCGGTGTGGAAATTCTTGTGGCTGGCTTTGGTGGTGAAGCTCAAAAAATAGCTGAAAAGATACTTCCATATTTGGTCGGAATGGGACTAAAAAATAGACATGTAAAAACCCAGAATGTCTATGTTTTACAAGATGGACACACGGCAATGCCCGCAATCCTAACGGAAAACGGATTCATAAGCAATGCCCAAGATGCGGCGAGATTAGCGAACCCGACATTTCGTCAGAAGATAGCCATTGCTCATGCAGAAGGAATCATAGAATATTTTGATCAGGGAGGAAGCGACATGTTGAAAATTGCCATACTTAAATTTACCAAAAATGATGATTGGGCGGCTGAAGATGTCGATGCCAAGCATGGAGGGATCGCCAACTTCACCCGTTATGGCACAGACAAGATTATTCCATCAGAAGCACTTCAGGCGGAACAACTAATTGTAATTGGGGGACCAACAACCGGGCACAAGAATGAGATTCTTCTTTCAGGTAAAGACAAATATGAAACGGCTGCAAAGGTCGATGTATATTTAAAAACTGGTCAACACTAGAAAATTTTAACACATTGCCATGGCAGGCTGAGAATAAAGCCTGTTTTTTTATTTGGAAGTTATTAACATGTTATCTACAGATTGTGGATAAGTAGTTAATTTATGAACACTATAATGTAATTAGGGATACTAAGTGACAGAAAGATAAATATAGGATAAAATAGGACAAGGAATTAAATGGAAGGAGTTCAGGAGAATGAATGAGCAGCTCAAGGTCCAATATATCCCGATTGAGGAACTGAAAAATTGGGATGAAAATCCTAGAATTAACGACGAGGCAGCTGGAAAACTCACAAAACTAATCGAGGTTCATGGATTCATAAATCCGGTAATTGTCACTCCGGACATGAAAGTTAGAGCGGGACACACCAGAATAAAAGCAGCTAAATTAATGGGCATCAAAAAAGTTCCAGCCATGATCGTCGAGTTTGATTCCGAAGAGCAAGCGCAAGCATTCTCCTTGGCGGATAATAAAGCTGGGGAATGGGCAGAATGGGACTTCAAGAAATTAGTGGATATTTTACTTAGGCTTGATGTTGGCGATTTCGATATGGATATTACAGGATTCCAAATGGATGAAATAGAGGACATGGTTAATAAGTTTGGAGAACGTCCCATAAGTGAAGAAGAAGAATTCGATGCCGAAGAAGAAGTCGATAAAATAGAGTCAGCCTTCACATTACCGGGAGACATCTGGACAATTGGGAAGCACAGACTTATATGCGGCGATGCAACGAAACTATCCGATATCAAGACACTGGTCGGAAAGCAGGACATAAGCTTAGTTATTACGGATCCGCCATACAATGTAAATTATGTGGGCAAAGTTGGATCAATTATGAATGATAATATGGGCAACGATAAGTTCTATGAATTCTTATTGGATTCTTTTAAAAACATGGAATGGGCGCTGCAAAAGGGATCGCCATTTTATATATTTCATGCCGATTCCGAAGGTTTAACATTCAGAAAAGCGCTGCAGGATTCCGGACTTATCCTTCATCAAGTTTTAGTGTGGGTAAAAAACACCTTCGTCATGGGACACAACGACTATCACTGGCAGCACGAACCAATTATTTATGGATGGAAAGAAGGAGCGGCACACCCATGGCACGGATTTAGGGACAAAGCAACCGTGATAGATGACGGAGTTATTGACATCGAAGTTATGAAAAAGGCTGAGTTATTAGATTTTGTAAAAGAAATGATAGATAAGATTGATACGACTGTGCTCCGGGAAAATAAGCCCGGACGCAATGCCGATCACCCGACCATGAAACCACTTCCACTGATACGGAAATTGATGCTTAATTCATCACGAGTCCACCAAGCAGTTTTCGATCCATTTCTGGGGAGCGGATCAACACTCATAGCATCCGAACAATTAGAGCGGATTTGCCTTGGTTCAGAACTTGATCCAAAATACTGCGATGTGATAGTAAAGCGATATATAAAATTTAAGAGCAGGGATACGAGAGGAATAAAACTAATGAGAAATGGGAAAGGGATAGATCTGGATATAATCTTAAACAATTGGTGCAATGAGCTGGCGGCAGATGAATAAATAATCGGGAAGGGGGGAATGCCGCGATGGGTTCAATAGAAAACGAATATGAAGATCTTCATGAACTCAAAGCGCAAATCGAAGTTCTTAAATCAGAATTAGTCTCCCTTGAAGAAACAGGAATATCTGCGATGCGCTTAGATAAAGTTGGAACAAGCTATAATATTTCAAAGCCAACAGAAACAGATGCCTTGGGAGTCATTGAGAAGAGATCCTTTATTCAGCGAAAAATTATTGTCATGCAACAACGTGTTGAGATATTGGAAAATGCACTTAAGGCATTAACACCCTATGAATTTGAAATTATCACTAGAAAAATCATCGATAACGAACCATTTTATAGAATTTGTGGTGATTTAAAGGTAAGCGAGCGAAATGCAAGACGCACAAAAGCCCGCGCATTACAAAAGCTGGAACGCACGATTTATAATCAAAAATAAGGTTTGTCATGGTTTTGTCCGGTTTTTGGCAGGGTTTTGGCAGGCTTCTGCCTGTTTACAGTCTGTATGAAACATGTTATATTTAAGATGGAATAAATAGACAAGACTACAAAACGGCTACTTTTAGCCGTTTTTTTATGTTCCAAAATAGGGCGAGGTGTTAAATATGCCCAAAGAAGTAGGAAGACCAGTCAAAATCAATCCGACAATACAGGCAGAGCTTGTCAAAATGATTCAAGCTGGGAATTACATGGAAACAGCGGCAGCATTTGTGGGCATTTCTATTTCAACAATGAGAGATTGGATTAGAAGGGGAGAGCGGGAAGCACAAAGATTCATAGATGATCCGAAAGCGCGACCGATAAAATCAGAAACACCATTTATGGAATTTTCGGCAGCTATTAAAAAAGCCCAAGCTGCAGCGGAAATCCGGGACGTGATTATAATCGGCGATGCAGCGCGAGAATCATGGCAAGCGGCAGCATGGCGGCTAGAACGAAAATACCCGGAAAAGTGGGGCAGAAAAGATCGCCATGAAGTAAGTGGTCCTTCTGGTGGGCCAGTTCAAATAGAGGAAATCAGAGAAAAGCTATTCCGGAAGTTCAGTGACATAAAGCCGGAACCAGAACAAAAACAAGAAGGGACTGATTGAACTGAATCCAATTATTGAAAACAACTTCAAGTATCATGCGCCAAAAGACGGACAACCAGAAATGTATGTAGAGATTAGAGAAAAGGCAAAAGAGTTTGCTTATTTGATTGATCGACTGTGTCCAGTGTGCCGGGAAAGATCCACGGCTATGACGAAGCTGGAAGAATCCGTGATGTGGGCCAATGCAGCAATAGCGAGGGAATAGAGATGGATGGAGATTAGAGGGGGAGCAGTCAGGTGCCATTGATTCTTAGTTGTTCGCGCAATAATTGAAGTTCTTTCCTATCTGTCATATGATCCCTCACATTATCTCCTTGTGTTCCTAGTCTTAGATTATCGGGATCATTATTTAACTTATCTCCGTCACGATGCCTAACGACAATTCCCGGTTGTATCGCTTTAGTTCCATATTTTTGTAATGCAATTAAGCGATGTTCATAATAATAATTTCTGTGAATCTTTAGATGTTTTTTAGCCAATTCTCGAAGTTCTGGTGTGAGATTATCTTTATGAATTTCTCTGTATCCATTTGTAATCATAATGCCATTATTTTTTTTTGGATGTTCCTGATATTTTTTAGAACAAGACATACATTTAGTATTTAAGTCATGTCTTAACGATTGAACATTTTTCCATCGTTCCTCACCGCAATGAGGACAATAGGATAATATGCAATGTAATCTTTTCTTTCCAATTTCATAAAGATACATTCCCTGCCTACGATAATTAACAATTATCATCTTTTTGTGATCATCAAATTCCCCTATGAAACAATATTTGGTTCTTGGGAGATGACGATGTTCAGAGCAGTATGTCTTGCGTTCTCTGACGGAATTAGAAAATACTGATTTATGAATATATCTTCCAAATCCACAATAAGGGCAGATAGCCCAAAGTTTATTTCCTTTAGTAAGTGAAAAATCAAAAAGTTGTTCAGATTGCATATTAAAAATGATATCCATATTAAATTCTTCAACAATATAGTGTTGAGTATTTTTTTTAAACATTAAATTAATCCTTTCCACCGAATACTTAAGTATACCATACGATATAATTAAGTATTAGTGGAAATAAAAGGAGTTAATAAATTGATGATCGCAGATAAGACGATTTTAATCACAGGTGGTACAGGAACTTTTGGTCAAAAATATACAGAATGGCTAATAAAACATAAGGGAGTAAAACGAATTATTATATTTTCTAGAGATGAATTAAAGCAACATGATATGAAACAAAAATTTAAAGATGAGCGAATACGTTATTTTATAGGTGATGTAAGAAATCAAAATCGATTAGAAAGGGCATTCAATGAAGTAGATATTGTAATTCATGCTGCAGCACTAAAGCAAGTCCCAGCTTGCGAGTATAATCCTTGGGAAGCAGTCCAAACAAATGTAATCGGAACACAGAATATAATCGAGGCATCTATTAATAAAAAAGTTAGTAGATGTCTTTTGCTCAGTACAGATAAAAGCTGCATGGCTTCAAACACATATGGAAAAACAAAAGCTCTAGCCGAATCTTTATTTATAAACGGCAATGCATATGCGAGCGGGACCAAGACCAGATTCAGTTGTGTTCGTTATGGAAACGTTACCGGATCGCGGGGAAGCATAATCCCTTTGATGGAAAAGCTTCGGGACAGCGGACAGCCGATCACTATCACCGATGATCGGATGACAAGATTCTGGCTGGAACCTGAAAGGGCATGTGAAATAGTTTCGTCAGCAATTCAGATGATGTATGGCGGGGAAATATTTATACCCAAAATACCCAGTGTTCGAATTTTAGATTTGAAGCAGGCTATAGCGCCAGAGTCAGAGATTAAATTTATTGGGATCCGGGAAGGCGAAAAACTGCATGAGTCCTTAATAAGCGAGCAGGAAGCACCGATGACGATCGATGCCGGGGAGTTCTATGTTATAGAAAGCCCGCAAGATTGGTTCCAGAGAGGACGCATAAAAGGAATTCATTTTGAAAAGGAAAGATATGTAAGTAATGAAAATGAAAACTTTCTTAGCATTGAAGAAATTCAGGCTGGGATTTAGTCAACCGAGCTGAGAGCACCATGAGAAGCGAACGAACCATGGAACAAGAAAAAAGCGTTATGTAGAAGTGAGCCAAATTTAAAGAGTGTACCAATGAACATGAACGAACCAAAAGGTCGGACTGAAACAATTCAAAAGAGTGAGCTATCTTGAATGGATTGAGACATTGAATGGGAGCGAACCAAAATCATTAAAAAATCATGTTTAGTGAGTGAGCCAAACGAATGGAGAGCACCGCATTATAAGAGCGAACCATATAGATGGAGAATCCCAAATAGCAAGAAGTGAGCCAATACTCCTGAGAGTACCACATTCCGAGAGCGAGCCATGACGATGAGATAAACATTAGAAGGTGAGCGTTTGATTTTGAATCAAATTATAATTGATGAAGAATTTAAAGGTTTGTGCCCGGCGCTTTCAGCAGAAGAGCGGAAGCAACTGGAGAAAAACATCATCGAGGAAGGATGCCGGGATGCCTTAGTAATCTGGAAAAACATAATCATTGATGGGCATAATCGATATGAAATTTGTATTCGAAATTCTATTGAATATAAGACGGTCGAAATGGATTTTCCAGATAGGGAATCAGTAATTGATTGGATAATTAATAATCAATTAGGGAGAAGGAATTTAACGAAGGAAGCCCAGAGCTATTTAAGAGGTTTGCAATATTCGAGGGAAAAGAAGAAACCGGGAGCACCCGAAGGAAACAAAAATGCAGAAAAACAAATAGATAATAATTTATCAATTGTTTCTGGTAATTCCACTGCTCAAAGACTAGCGGAACAACACAATGTCACCCATCAAACGATAAAAAATGATGAAAAATATGCCAAAGCAATCGATACCATAACCGAGGAATTAGGCGAAGATGTAAAGGAAAAAATACTTAGCCATGAAATTAATGTTACCAAGAAAGACATAGCACAACTAGCAAAGTGGGAATCGGAACAACGACAAAAAGTTATTGCCATGATCGTAAAACAAGAAGCAAAAGGTGTCAGGGATGCGATTATTAGACTAAATAAAGAAAAAGCCAAGGCATTAAATGAGACGCCAATCGCCACACCTAAAGGAAAATATAAAGTCATAGAAATTGATCCACCATGGAAAATGAATGGAGAAGAAGCAAAATCACAAGTTATGCAATATCCACTAATGGACATGGAAGAACTTAAAAAATTAAAAAGTGTTATTGATGAGATGGCAGACGAAAACTGTCATCTTTATTTATGGGCAATAAATCCCATGCTACCCGAAGCTTTTGAACTTATGGAAGTATGGGGTTTTAAATATAAAACATGTATTACATGGATTAAATCTAATGGATTTGGGACTGGTCATTATTTTAGAGGACAGACCGAGCATGTTTTATTTGGTATAAGAGGAAAATTAAATACTTTGGAAAATGATCAAGCAAACTATTTAGAAGCACCAAGAACAAAACATTCAGAAAAACCGGAAAAATTTTATGAAATAGTTGAACGAATGTCTCCTGAACCAAGGATTCGTTTATTTGCAAGAGCACAGAGAGATGGCTGGGTGTCATGGGGGAATGAGATATGACGATTGAAAATCGAGATGCATATATGAATAATATATGGGATTGGAAAATTCTTGATGGATGCTTTGGGAGTACTAGTATAAAACCAATGGATATAGATGGTCATGTTGAAAGAAAAGGAAAGCATTTATTTATAGAGACAAAGTCTCCCAATGTTCCTGTAAAAACTGGGCAATGGCTTTCGTTTAAGAGTCTTGTTGAAAATCATGGTTTTATGGGAATAATCGTTTGGGGATCTAAAGATGTGCCAGAAGAAATGCAGGTTTTGTATCCGAATAAACCTGTTGAAGAATCGCAAAAACGAAAAGCTGATATCATTGATCTTCGGAGAGTTGTATCGTGGTGGTTCGATAAAGTTGATAATTAAGAAGGGGAGAGGAACATGATTCCCTATGCAAGACACAAACTGCAGGCCGAAGACATGATGGAAGTCTTAAGAATACTTCAAAGTCCAAGCATCACCCAAGGACCGATGATCGAATGGTTTGAGGATGTATTCAGGAAATCGGTCGGAGCGAACTATGCCATAGCGGTAACGAGCGGGACCGCAGCACTTCATGCGGCACTCATGGCAGCCGAGATCGGACCGGGCGATGAAGTAATAGTGCCATCAATGACCTTTGTCGCAACGGCAAACGCTGTCAGATACCTTAATGCAATTCCAGTATTCGCAGACGTTGACGAAGAAACGCTGCTTATTAATTACCAAGATGTCGAGTCAAAAATAACCCAAAAGACAAAAGCAATTATAACGATGGATTATGCTGGGCAGCCAGCAGATTATGATGAATTCAGAGAACTAGCTGACAGGTACCATTTAATATTAATAGCTGATGCCTGCCATTCACTGGGAGCAACATATAAAGACGAAAAGGTAGGAACGCTGGCCGATTTGAATTGCTTTAGCTTACACGCCACCAAGCTTATAACGAGTGGTGAAGGTGGAGTCATAACAACACCTTATAAAAAATATTACGACCGGATGCGAGCATTTAGAGATCATGGAAGAGTTAATGGTGAGATGCAGTATCTGGGATTTAATTATAGAATGACAAACTTTCAAGCTGGCCTATGTATTCACCAGATCGAACGAATAGAAAGTCTTGTAGAGAAGAGACAAGAACTAGCCAATATTTATGAAGATGCACTAAAAGATTTAGACATTAGATTATTAAAACAGAAGGAAGACAGAATAAGTGCCCGGCACATATTTGTAATTAAGACAGATTTTCAGAAAGAATTTATAGTCAAGTTATCCGATTATGGAATCGGAACTCAAATTCATTATAAGCCAGTCAATCTACAACCGTTTTATAATAGTCCGGGATCGACACCGATCGCAGAAAACATGTGGACAAAGATGATTACAATCCCACTTTATACGGAATTGAGTGATGAAGAACAAATAACTGTTATAAGAGCGCTCCATACTGCAGATGCCAAACATAAGAAAGAAGATAGATAGAACGAGCAAATCGTTCTCTTTTTGTTTGGAGGGGGAATTTAATATGGCAAAGATGACGGAAGAACAACAGAAGTTGGTAGAAGATAACATAAATCTAGCCCGGTACATGGCAATAAAATGGGTTAAACAAGGAGTTAGAAATTTTGAATACGATGAAATATTTTCGATGTTTTCATATGCGCTTTGTAAGGCAGCAAAGAGCTATGATTCGTTGAGAGGTGCGAGTTTTGCAACTTATGCTGCACGGTGTATGGATAACGAAATCAAAATGGGATTCAGGAAAAAAGGTAGAAACGGCGGAGAAGATTCACAAACGAATTTTGAAGATCCGATCCATGTTGATACTGAAGGAAATCCTTTAACATTGAATGATGTTTTCGCTAATAATGATCACATGGAATACGACAAAGTCATAGATACAATGTACGCGAAGGAAGCATTTAAGATATTGCGACCAAGAGAAGTTCAAATCTTGAAAAAGAAATTCTTTGAAGACACAACCCAGCGGGAAACAGCGAACAGTATGAATATTTCCCAGTCATACGTCAGCCGATTAGAGAAAAGAATTCTTAGAAAATTACATGACTGGGATAAAGATTTAAATAAAACACAGGAAGTATCCTGAAATATTTAGCGGGGGTAAAATTCATTTGAAGATTATAAGTGATCTAAAAAAGACGATTTCAATTGCCCATAAAAAAATCGGAGAGAATAGTCCGGTTTTCATTGTTGCAGAAACTGGTGTAACAGCGAACGGATCCGTAGACATTGCCAAGGCATTGATCGACGAAGCAAAACTGGCCGGAGCCGATGCTGTTAAATTTCAGACAATCGACTGCGACGATTTCATGAGCGATAAAAGCGTGATGTACAAATATGAGACAACGGACGGTCCCAAGGAAGAGAATATGTACGAGATGCTAAAGAAGCATCAATTCACTCCACAGGAACTGATCGAGATCAGCGACTACGCAAAGGAACGAGACATCATATTCTATTTGTCTGTAGATTCTATCCGGAGCGTTGACTGGGCAGAAGCAGCCGGATCAGCAGCCTACAAAATCGGATCATGGGACTTAAGGAATTATCCACTAATCGAAAAAGTCATAAGCACTGGAAAATCTATACAGATTGATTTAGGACCGGTTATTATTGGAGAAATTACCCAATTAGTTGACTATCTGGACGAGCGGGGAGCCAAGGAAGCCGTGCTCGTTTATTGCAGCCACGCCAGTGAAATAGAGAACTTAAACTTGCAGAGCATAACATACCTAAGTGAAGCGCTGGGAATTCCAATGGGATACTCAGCGGACACCCGGAACATCATACCAGATGTTATAGCCGTTACTTTAGGTGTAAAATTCATCGAGAAAAGATTGACGATCAGCCGCAACAATCCGGGTCACCATCACATAAAAGCGCTTGAGCCTATAGAATTCAGGGAATGGGTCCAAGCGATCAGAAAAGCAGAAAAAGCACTAGGAAAAAAACAACTCAAGCCATCGATTGAAGACTTGCGCGGGAAGAGTTCATACTTCACCAGCATCGTAGCAACCAGAGACATAATAGAGAATGAGACGATAACTAAGGATATGCTGTGTGCCAAACGACCGGGAACCGGGATATCGCCATTATATATTGACCAAATGATCGGCAGGAAGACAAAGCGATTGATCAAGGAAAATGAAGTCATCCAGTGGGAGGATTGGGGAGCTTTTGCATGATTATCGACATTGACGGAAAAGTGATAAGCAAACGATACCCGCCTTTTTTGATCGCTGAAACAGGCTTGAACCATAATGGAAAGATTGACCTAGTCTATCGCATGATTGCTGTAGCGAAAGCAGCCGGAGTCGATGCAATAAAATTCCAAACTTATAAAACTGACGAATTCTGTAACCGAGATTCGGAACTTTATGAAATATTCAAGGAATGCGAGCTTAGGCAGGATGACTGGGAGTCCATCAAGAAAATGTGTGATGACCTCAAAATCACATTCCTTTCAACGCCACAAAATTATTCTGACTTAGAAATACTTTTGAAGCTGGGTATGAAGGCGATAAAGATAGGGGCGGACGATCTAAATAATATCCCATTAATCCGGCAGTATGCCCAGAGCAGACTACCGATTATTTTATCGTGTGGCATGGCTTACGGAGTCGAGATAGAAGGGGCCATTAATACCATCAATAGAGATTATCAAAATTACCCAATTATTTTATTACATTGCACATCACTATATCCGGCAGAAGCAAGAGATGTAAGCATCAAAAAGCTAGGGACCATCGCCAGATCATATCCAAATTGCATAACGGGTTATTCAGATCACACGGTCGGAAACACTGCAGCCGTGATGGCTGTCGCGCTAGGAGCGAAAGTATTCGAGACGCACTTCACGCTAGACAATGAAATGTTGGGTCCGGATCATAAATTCAGTAAAAATCCGAACGATCTGAAAGATTGGGTCAAGGCAATCCGGCAAGCACACATGATGCTGGGACAGCCAGAACTAAAGCCAACCGAGAAGGAACACGAAATGCGGCGTATGGCTAGGCGCAGCTTAACAGCACTAGAAGATATAGAAAAGGACGAAATATTCACCAAACAGAATGTTGGGCTTAGGAGGCCGGGGACAGGAATTCCGCCAGCTTCCCTGAGCATTTATATCGGGGCAACGGCAAGTAGAAAAATACATGCTGGGGAGCAATTACAGAGAGACGATATTATTCATTCCAGAGAGAAGGAGGAATAAGGGAATGGAAGAAACTATTGGTTTTGGTTCGGAATTGGGGAATGAAGTATTAAAGAGGTTAAATAATAAACGGAAAATTAATGACTATTGCCTTAATATGGCAGTATCTAAATGCCAAGTTTCTCTGGCTAAATTCGATTTAATGGAGCATACGGTACGAAATATGATCGGAATGATGCAGGAGAAAGTAGAGAGTGAAAATTCGATGGAAGAAGGAACGTTTATATACATGACCAAGAGCGAGAAGACAACTGAAGATGAAATTCTAATAACATTAACAGCTGAAGTGTATATCTTGGATGTGAGTTAAATGGGGAGTTCGAAAATACTAGAGATGCAGTTATACGCACTCCTAAAGCTGACGAAGAACGATTTTCATCCATTGGTCATTGTTACCGGGGAACCAGAGATAGGTGAGAACGTTTATATCGGAGCACTATCGGAGATTAATGCCAAAGATTGCAAAGTAAAAATCGGAAAAAACTGTGATATAGCATCCTTTGTGGCGATCAATGCAGCCGATTCACACAAAGAATGCATTGGACTAGCAAAGAAGAATGAGCGGAAAAATATCACGATTGGAAGCAACGTATTCATTGGTTCTCATTCCGTTATTAAGGGAGGCGCTAAGATCGGGCACCATTCAGTGATCGCAGCCGGGACCATTGTCGATGAATGCAAAATACCTCCCTATTCCCTAGTATGCGGAAATCCAATGGTGGTAAAGGAAGGCTATTATGAAAAAAATAAGAATTCCCCATAATAGACCAACATTGGGAAAAGAAGAAGTCCGGGCAGCAGCCCGCATTATTGATTCAGGATGGATCGCGCAAGGATGGGAAGTACAAGGATTCGAGAAGGATTTATGTGAATTCCTTAATCTTCCATACGGTCATGCGATTATGGTGAGCTCCGGTACCGCAGCACTATATATCGCCATAAAACACATTCGACTTCAAAATATATCATATCCAATTTATTCATGTTCATCCGTTCGAAACGCTATTATTATGGCAAATTGCATCCCAATAGCCGAAGACCTGAAAACGATCAATAACTCAGATATTGTTGTCCATACATTCGGAATCCCGGAAACGAGGGATAGTCGAACGAACTATATCGAGGATGCAGCACAGGCATTAGGCGCGAAAATAGAGAATCAGTTCGTCGGAACGATTGGAACCTATGGAGTGTTTTCATTTTCAGCGACAAAGATTATAACGAGCGGTGGGCAAGGCGGAGCTATCGTATCGAGAAACAAGGCAATCATTGATGATATAAGGGATTATCGTCAATTTGATATGCGCAAAGACATGAAAGCCCGGTTCAACTTTCAAATGACCGACATTAATGCGGCGATCGGGCGTGTGCAATTAAGAAAGCTTAAATTCTTCTTGGAGCGGAGAGAAGAGATATTCAAGAAATATCAGGACGCAGGATTTAATTTATTACAGAGCAGGGATGCAGCCAAGACGGATGTCAGGTATCGAGCGATTCTAAAGACGGACAAAGCCGAACAGATCATAGAAGCATTAGCCGAGCAGGGAATCAGAGCAATTATTCCCATAGAGGAAAGCGAACTGCTAGGTGAAAAGGAACAATTTCCAAAGGCCCTTCAGAAAACGAAGGGCACACTATCATTACCAATATATCCAACACTAAGTAACAAGGAAGTTGAATTAATCATATCGGTGGTGCAAAAATATTGAAGGTATTGAGTGCTCATCAACCCACATACTTGCCATATCTTGGACTATTCCATAAGGTAGCATTGGCAGATGAATTTATTCATTTTGATCAAGTCCAATATTGCAGCAGGGATTGGATTAATAGAAACAGGATTAAAATTAATGGAGGTGGATTCTTGTGGCTTACAGTGCCAGTATTGAAGTCTGGGCACCGGGAGAAGACGATCGCTGAAATGGAGATTAACAACAGTATGCGATGGAGAGATAAACATTGGAAATCTATTTATCTAGCCTATAAAAAATCAAAATATTTCAAGGACTACGCTGATTTCTTCCGGGAGACTTATCAGATCGAATGGAAATACATCGCGGACTTAAACAAGCACATCTTTAATTGGTTTCTTCAAGTGTTCGAGATCAAAACAAAGATAAGAGAAGCCAGTGAATTTAATTTTCAAGGAGCCAAGAGCGATCTGGTTCTTGATATGTGCAAGAAAAGAAAAGCAGATCTTTATATTTTCGGATCGGAAGGAAGAAGCTACGCTGACATTTCATCATTTGAGCGGGCGGATATAAAGCCGTACTTCCAAAAATATGAATACCCAGCGTATTCACAGCTTCATGGTGAGTTTATTCCTTATATGAGCGGGATAGATTTAATCTTTAACGAAGGACCAAATGCAAAATATATATTTATGCAAGGAAATGACACAAGAGAAAATATGTGTGGGGGAATTAGATGCTAAAGTTATTCAAAGAATGTCCCATACCAGAGAAGGAAATCATGTCAAACCTTAATCTTTTTATCAAACGTCAACAATTAACAAGAGTCATGTTCATGTACGAGTTATACAAAAAAATCCTGCCATTGCACGGAAATATCATTGAATTTGGAGTTCGATGGGGGCAAGACTTAGTGCTTTTCGAGTGCTTCAGGGGAATGCTCGAACCATTCAATTATACAAGAAAGATCATCGGATTTGATACGTTCGCAGGATTTCCCAGTGTGACAGAAAATGATCCACATGCCAAAATTGGTGATATGGGAGTTACCGAAGGTTATGAAATTTACCTTGATAATTTACTCGATCAGCACGAAAAGGAAAGCCCAATAAGCCAGATCCGGAAACACAGTCTGGTCAAAGGAGATGTTGTTCAGACGCTTCCTCGATATTTCCATGAACATCAGGAAACGATTATAGCGCTTGCTTACTTTGATTTTGATATCTATGAGCCTACCAGAATAGCCTTAGAGTTCTGTAAAGATCGACTAATGAAAGGATCAGTCATCGCGTTTGATGAAGCCAATAACGAAAACTGGCCGGGAGAAACGCTGGCGATTCGTGGTGCTCTTGGAATTGAGAATATTAAACTTGAACGATTCCCATGGTGTCCAACGATGAGTTATATGGTGGTGGAATGATGTTTTCAAAGGAATGGGAAAACAGATTCAGCCAAGGGAAAAGCCAGTCGACATTTCCATGGACGGACCTAATCAGATATGCGAACAAATTCGGAAAGCCAAGATGGGGAAATAAAGTCTTGGAACTTGGACCGGGGATAGGGGCAAACATACCATTCTTTCTAGGAAGGGGTATGGATTACTACGCAATCGAGGGAAGCGAATCAGCAGTAAGATCAATTTTATCCAGATATCCTGAACTTGAAGACAAAGTAATCGTCGGAGACTTTACGCAAAGTCTCTTTTTTGATGGGAAATTTAACATGATCGTCGATCGAAGTTCAGTCACCCACAACGATACAAAGAGCATTCAGAATACGCTAAAATTGGCAGCAGAAAAACTGGAAGACGATGGACGGTTTATAGGGATTGATTGGTTTTCATGGGACCACAACGAACGCAGGACCGGGAAAGTTAAAGTGGATGATCCATATACTTATGTTTTTGATTCGGGAAAATTTGAGGAATGTGGAAGTGTTCATTTCAGTACAGGTGAGCATATCTTTAAACTCTTCAAAGATGCAGGAATGATGTTAGAAATGCTTGAGCACAAGACCATACATCCAAGTACCATCGTGAGAAATAAAGTGTCTAGCACTCAAGAAGGAGAAGCGACATGGAATCTATCCGCAAGGAGAAAATTATGAAAAACTTTAGATTAGGTAGATTTGAAATTCCAAGAGATGTAATGCTTGATACAACAGAAATTGCTATCGCAATCACAAATGGAATGCTTATCATTCGTGCGGAAATGATGTTCAATACTGATTCTGTAGAGTATACGGCGATATCACCCATGTTTGATGAGATAGAGAATGGAACAATACCTCCAAGCTATGAGATCATCGTGGAAAAGAAGGATGATGAAATCAAAGTCAAAGCAATAAGGAAAAGTCCATGAAGACATTAGCGATTATCCCGGCTAGAAGTGGATCAAAGAGACTGGTTCAGAAAAATATGAGAGAAATTAATGGGCAGAGTTTACTGGCCCATGCAATTGATACTGCTATCCAAAGCGATGTGTTCTCAGAAATCGTTGTATCGAGCGATTCGAAAGATATATTGGAGAGCGTCCAACACTTTAATAAAATCGTTTACCATCTTAGGCCACCGAGTCTGAGTGGAGACACGGCTAAACTGAAGACGCTTGTCAGATATCTCATGGAACTTTATGCAGCTGAAGAAAACAAGTTCGATATTGTCGCATTGATTATACCGACTTCACCACTTCGGAGATCCGAAGATTTGAGAACGGCAGCGGCACTCATGCGAAAGAACTATGACAAAATCAATGGAGTCATGAGTGTAGTAAACATGGATCACCCACCGCAGCATACTTTCAGAATTGATTATCAGGGATACATTCAGGCGATGTACCCAGAATTCATGGACACGCAATCCCAATTCTTAGAGCAGACATACATACACGATGGCACAATTATCTTCGTAAAGACAGAAAGCTTTCTGAAATATGAAGATTTTTATATGCCAAATGTGATGCCTTATTATATCAATCCGGAAAGATCCATTGACATAAACACTGAATTTGATTTAAAAATAGCTGAATTTTTAATGGGGGGAAGGAAAAGTGGGAGATAAGTGGGATCGAAAGACCGGATTCTGCTGTGCAACATGTGCATTCTATGCGCCTAAGACTTTAGAGATCGGACGATGCCGAAGAAACGCACCAACGATGAATGGCTATCCTGTTGTTTATGCAAACCACGATTGGTGTGGGGACCACAAACTAGACACCAATCCCAGTAGGGTAAGATTTGAAGAACAGCAGAAGGAAGTTCAGCCAGAATATAATATTTGAGTCTGGAAAGAAGTGGATATATGAGCAATATTCTAATTGTAGCTGCGCATCCAGACGACGAAATATTAGGATGCGGCGGAATGATGGCTAGGGTTACGCGTTCTGATTCTCAAAGAGTATCAGTCGGATATTTGAGTTACGGACTGACATCGCGCCAAGAATCAGAAACACTAGCCGAATTCGAGAAGGAAAAAGTTAAGGACCGATCACGAAATGCCATGGAAGCATTGACCGGAATATCAAAACAGGAAATGAGAAAGCATCTTAAATTTGCCAATTTTCCAGACAATAAATTTGATACAGTGCCACTTCTTGACATAGTAAAGCAAATTGAGAAGTGGATACAGGAAATAAAACCAGATATTATATTCACGCATTCGCAGAAGGATCTAAATATTGACCATTGTCTAACGCACCGAGCGGTCCTCACGGCAACACGACCAATTAAGGGAAACCACAGTGTCAAGACGATTTATTCTTTTTCAATTCCATCGAGCACAGAGTGGACATTTGGGGCATTCGGAGTATTCGCTCCAAATATCTTTGTAGACATTACCGGAATGACAGCAGCTAAAGCTAAAGCATTAAAATGCTACGATACAGAGATTAGACAATTTCCACATCCACGATCGGAAGAATATATGCATTTCCAAGCTTTTTATATGGGTTCGATCGTTGGAATGGATGAAGCAGAAGGATATGAAATGGTTAGAGGGTTTATTTAAAAATTTAGTGGGGGCGGTTCTAAAGGATCCACGAATAGCTTCCGCACTAGTTGGATTCTTGAGTGACGCTAGGGGGACTGCAGCGCAATAAGCCGGGCAGAGATGCGCACATTAAATCTTCTCAATTTGTGGAGATGAAATTTTGAGAAAATTAGTAGAGAAACTTAGATTGTTGAGTAGCAGGCAGAAAGAAGAGATTATAAAGAAATTATCAGACGAAGAAATCCTTGCTCTTTATTATGATTGGGAAGGAGTGTGGTCAAGACCTAGTCAAGTTGAGCCAGCTGGAGACTGGACATACTGGTTGATTCTTGCTGGTAGGGGATGGGGAAAGACCAAAACAGCAGCAGAATGGATTAGAAAAAGGGTTTGCACATTAGAGTCAAAACACATCGCACTCGTAGCACCAAGGGCATCGGACATTAGGGACATCATGATAGAGGGACCAAGCGGAATCCTTAATGTATTTCCACCAAATCAAAGACCAAACTATGAGCCATCAAAAAGAAAGATCACATTCCATACCGGGGCAGTAGCCATAACATACTCCGGAGATGAGCCGGACCAATTGCGGGGACCAAATGTGGATACAGCATGGGTCGATGAATTAGCCAGTATCCCAAAACAAGAGCAAGTCCTAGATATGATTGCTTTCTGTTTGAGGATTGGTGTTAACCCAAGGTGTGTGATAACCACTACGCCAAGACCAACGAGAACGATCAAACGATTAATCCGGGAAGATAATACTTGCATAACGAGAGGGTCCACCTTTGAAAACAGAGATAACTTATCGACTGTTTTTTTTAGTTCAATCATTGAACGCTATAAAAATACTAGGATTGGAAAGCAAGAATTATATGGAGAAATTCTAGATGACAATCCAAAGGCTTTATGGAAAGAGAAAATAATCGAGGAATCACGAGTTATAAAGCATCCGGAATTAAGAAGGATTGTAATCGGAGTCGATCCAGCCGCCACAGCTAATAAAAATTCTGATGAAACAGGAATTATCGCGGTTGGAAAAGGGAATGATGGTCATTTTTATATCTTGGATGATAAGTCATTGAAGGACAGTCCAGCCGGATGGGGGAAGGCTGTCGTTTCTGTTTATTATAAATACAAGGCAGATAGAGTCATAGGTGAAGTCAATCAAGGCGGGGATATGGTCGAATATGTGCTCAAGACCATCGATAGATATGTGAGTTTCAAAGCAATCCATGCGTCAAGGGGAAAAAAGTTAAGAGCGGAGCCAATAGCAGCACTTTATGAGCAGCATAAATGCCATCATGTAGGTACATTTCCGGACCTCGAAACTCAAATGACAAACTGGGATCCGGAGAATGATGTAGAGTCACCTGATCGAGTCGATGCTTTGTGTTGGGCTATCTGGGAACTAATGGACGGTCCCAAGAAACTAAGCAAATACAATCCATCTGGAATCGAGGACTTTAAACGAGAGAGTCCTCATATTTAAATTTTGGGCAAAATTGAAAATGATTTACAAAAGGAGTTGAGGTAATGGATAAGCTATTAGAACACTGGCAAGCCATGGCGGTTATAGTACTTGAGGAAAGACAGATAGAAAAAGAGTGTTTGCGAACCAACATTAAGATTGATGTTGTCAAGCGGATAGCCGATTCAACGTCATGGTCCTTAAGGAAATCATTTGAATTTTGCCTTCGCGAGAAGGAGGGAAATCAAAGATGGCCCTGCCAAATGATCCTTTAAACAAAAACGTAGGTAATCAGAAGATCACGCCACAGATCGCCACAAGGGAACTTGGCCGGACAGGACTTATTGAATATGATGGCTATGTTTATGAAGAACAATTAAGGCAGTTATCCAGCTTTGACGTAAGGGTCCGAGTTTACCGGGAAATGTCTGAAAACGATAGTGTTATCGGAGCAATTTTATTTGTCATTGATATGCTTATTAGACAGGTAACATGGCGGGTTCAGGCCGGGGGTGGAACTCCAGAGGATGAAGAAGCAAAGAAATTTCTGGAAAGTTGTTTACAGGATATGTCCTCGACATGGGAAGATACCATATCGGAGATCATGTCCTTTTTAGTTTATGGGTTTTCATACCATGAAATCGTTTACAAAAGGCGGCTGGGAGAAAATAAAGATCCAACTAAGAATAGTCGTTTTAATGATGGCCGGATAGGATGGAGAAAAATACCTATCAGAGCACAAGAAACTCTATGGCGCTGGCTATTTGATGATGAAGGCGGCATTCATGGGATGGTTCAGCTTCCACCACCGGATTATAGAATAAGAACCATACCCATTGAAAAAGCTTTATTATTCAGAACAGCCATCCATAAAAATAACCCAGAAGGACGATCAATCTTAAGAATTGCCTATCGCACATGGTATATAAAAAAGCGAATAGAAACATTTGAAGCCATCGGAATTGAGCGGGAATTGGCCGGATATCCAGTGGTTTATGTTCCGGTTGAATGGACGGACATTAATGCAACACAAGGTGAAAAAGATGCTTATGCCCAAATGAAAAAGCTCGTTACCAACATAAGACGCGATGAACAAGAAGGTGCCGTTCTTCCTGCGATTTATGATGAGCAAAATAATCAGTTGGTGCGCTTGGAACTTTTAACGAGCGGCGGTCGAAGGAACTTTGATACAAGCCAAATTATAACAAGACTAGATCAACGACTTGCCATGACTGTTATGGCAGATTTCATACTTTTGGGGACAGCAACACCGAATGGTAGCTTTGCACTGAGTGCAGATAAGACGCGACTCTTCAGTATGGCATTGGGAACATGGCTGGATTCAATAGCCGCAACCTTCAATCGCTATGCAATCCCAAGACTATTCTCACTCAATAATTTCAAGTTAGAGAAACTTCCAACATTGGAACATGCCGATATTGATAATCCAGACCTTAAGGATCTTGGAGAGTATCTTGGTAAGCTGGCAGGGGCCGGAGCTCCTTTATTCCCAGATGAGGACCTAGAAGATTATCTCAGGGAAGTCGCTGGGATGCCACTTACTAAAAAGGAATGACGGTCATGTTTATATTTAGAGAGCCGAAAATTATCGAGATTTACAAAGAGCGAGCAGAAGATATTGAATGGAGATCATTGCATGGGATAGCGGATCAGGCAAAGCCGGAGATGATCGAAGCATTCCAAAAAGCCGTAGAGCGGACCAAAGCCGATATGAATCTTACTGAATTAGAGCAAGCAATGCTGATAGCTAATGTGGAAATTGCTCTTAATACTATTCCGTGGGAAACATTTATTTCTGAACTTGCCAGTATAGGGATAATTTATAAGACTATCTTTGATAGGGCGGGAAATAAATCAATCGATTATCTGCCGGATGATATAGAACTTAAGGCAAGTTTTAATACTTTAAATCCTAAATCCTTGGATTATATTAAAGATCACACAGGGGAATTAATTGTGGAAATAACTGAGCAAACCCAATTAGCAGTAAGAGCAATAATCAATGATGCGTTTATTGAAGGGTTACATCCTTATCAGTCCGCAAGGGAAATCAAAAAAATTGTTGGACTTACTGAGCGCCAAGCAAAAGCGGTCAACAATCTCCGAAAGAGTTTGATTATCCAGAAATTATCAGACAAAGTTATCGAACAAAGAACGAAGGCGTATGCTCGCAGATTGCTTATTTACAGATCAAATAATATTGCGAGAACCGAGACAATCAATGCAGCAAATAGAGGGCAACAAGCGCTATGGGAACAAACTGAGGAACAAGGATTAATTAATAGGGCAACGGCAAGACGCAAATGGATTACAACACCAGATGATCGTTTGTGTCAGTGGTGTAAGTCATTGGATGGAAAAATAGTGGGGTTAGGTGAAGAATTTGGAACACCAATCATTTCAGGGATCAATTATACAGCGCTCACACCAACCTTACATCCGAGTTGTAGGTGTGCACTTGGCCTAGTTTTTATCTAAAATTAAAAAACCATATTTATTTTAGGGGGGTAAAATTTTTATGGGAACACAGGACCATATTCTAAAAAGAACGATTGCTGAAGCTCATTATATCATCGAGAATCGAGCAACCATACGTGAAACGGCAGCAGCTTTCAATGTTAGTAAGAGCACCGTCCACAGAGACGTTAAAAAATTTCTAGAGGAATTAGATCTTAATTTATATGGTAAAGTTATCCATATTATAGACATCAATCTTTCAGAGCGACATATGCGAGGTGGGGAAGCAAACAAGCAGAAGTCGATTGAGCGTCATGCAAAGGCCGTTAATCGATGAAGTATCCGCCAATTATTGCAGTGGATTTCGATGGGACGATTACCAAGGAAAATGACTTTCCAAACTTAGGTGAACTTATGCCGGGGGCTAAAGAAGTCATAAACGAATTACATTCATACGGATGCATTATCATTTTATGGACCTGTAGAACTGACAGTTATCTTGAACAAGCCATAAACTATTGCAACCAATGTGGAATTCATATTGACTATGCGAATCAGAACTATCCATCCATTCAGGGATATGCATACCCCAAAATATATGCCGATTATTATATCGATGATCTAAATATCGGGGGATTCCCCGGATGGCACAATGTCCGAGAAACCATATTCCAACGAGAGGGGTTTTGATGGGCA